ATTAATCATTATATTGAAAAAGATGGAAGATATACTATTGTAAGTCCACATGAATTTGAATTATATACTTCAGTAACCAAAAATCCATGTTCTGAAATAGTTAGTAGTGAATTATCAATGAAAGATGTAATTGTAAAAACTGCTCAAAATATGGGTTTATTTCAACCTGATAAATTTGTAACAGATGGGTATAAACTAGGACATCATATTTTACAATTGGATCCACCAGTAAAAACTATAGATTATTTTCCTGAAGTTACAGAACTTAATTTTGATTAAAATGCTTTTAGATGTTAATACAGCTATAAAAAAATAATAATTTTATAGATTTTTTTAAAAATTCAGAATCTCTTAAAAAAGCTTTAGAAAACCCAGATAAATCTATTTGTAGTTATTATGAAATATTAGTAGAAGATATTCTAATTACATGTGGAAGTGTACGTTGTTCTGAATGCCCATTAAATAGAAATAATAGACATATTTTATTAAAATATCTCCCTTTTATTTCTAATACTTTATTACCAAAACCTATTATATCTGAAATTGTAGATATAGAAAAATATTTTCCAACAATTATTGAATTATAAATTAAATTTTTAAAAACAAAAAAAATGAGTGAAGAAAAAAAATCTTTCGTAGAACGTGTTATTGCATTTGTTAAAGGTGGTGATGATGCTAATGTAATTGCTGTACAAAACACAGCAAAACAACTTTGGACTAAGGCTATTTCAGTTGCTAAAGCAAATATTGCAAAAATAGCTACTAATCTTAGTGAAGAATTGGAAGCACAAGCAGAATATGCTAGTGATGCACAAGTGGCTTATGAAGAAGCATTTTTGAATATTAGTGTTGAAAAACTTAGTCGTGACGAACGTGTTGCTTATGTAAAAAGCGAATGGCAAGGTGCTATTGCTAATGCATTGTACAAAGTTGAAAAAGTTGAATCAACTATTACTTCTTTAAAAGAAGAAGCTAAACGTAGAACTGAAGCTGAAGAAAAAAGTATTGCTACTTATGAAAAATATTTAGCACAAATTGCATAATAAATAAATTATTAACTGACGAATCCAAAGTGTACTATGGTCTGTGGTCGTTAATGCTAACCTTGGAAGAACAGGTTAATAATTTAAAGGTTAAACATTGAATACCTTTGTATGTAGAAGACTTGAGCTAACGCTTTGATAGAAATTGCTATAGTAGGTTAGACCTACAAATACATAAAGATACTAATCCTGAAGACAGGATATTATGCAGGATATAACTGCTTAAATGAATGACTTATTGCTGCTGTAAAATCTGCAATATATCAAGTAATGGAGTAATCCTAGAAGTATTGCAACCTTGAGAAAGTTGTAGAGAAAGTAGCGAGGAAAATAGTTAAACTTCACAGTCTAAAATTAAATCCTAACAATACTAATGAGTTCTCAGCATGACCCTAATTTATCATATGCCATTGAAAGGTAATCCTATTGATAAAAGGGTGCTAAAAAAATAAATTAATCTATAAATATGGAAGAAATAGCATTTATAATATTTTTAATATATATATTATTTACATTAATACTAAATCCGATGTTATTTTATATTTTAAATAAAATATATCTTAAAGTAAATAATAAAAGACTATATCAAGATGAATATGGAGCTATATTTTCAGTACTTTCTTTTATTGGATTTATTTTATTAATATATTATATTATAGAAATATTACTTATTAAAAAATATAGGAATAGAAGAATAGATAAAATAGATTTTAAAATGGAGATAGATACAAGGCCAGGAACCAATGTATTCTTTTTTAATCATCAATATATATTAAAAATTAAATGTAAGTATTATAATTGTAAAGTTGGTTCTAAAGAATGTACTAAATGTAAATATTATATAAAAACAAATGATATTCCTTCTCATTTCCATAATGGAAATTGTATAAAAGAAGTATTAAATGTAGAATGTTGTATTGAAGGAAAAAATAAAACTAAAATATAATAAATTAAAAACATTATGAGATGTCCTGTATGTGGAAGTCATGATTATTATTTTGATGGACTATGTGATGTCTGTTTAGATGTGATCATTGGCAACGTTGAATTTTTTAAATTAAACTTTAAAACAATATGAAAAAACTAATTATTTTATTATTTTTAATCTCTATGATTTCTTGTTCTCCAGAAATTACAAATTCTTATAGAGGAATTTATGATATACCATCTAAAAATAATACAACTTATTGTATTCGTTTATATAATGGTAATTTTCTTATTAGAGAATGGAAAGGATGTATAGATGTACATTCTCAGAATAATCATTTTACTTTTATATATGATAATGTTAAAATGATAGTTTATGGAACAATTATAGCTTTTAAAGAATAAAAAGTATGAAATTAAAAAAAGAAAGTGATGTATTAGATGATCTTAATACTCAAGATTTTGATGATGATCCTTATGTAAATTGTTTCGGTTATTAAAAATTAAAATTATATACTATATACTCTAAATTATAAAAGATACTATCTGGTAGACTATAACAAGAATAGGAGTCAGATTATATAATTCTATTAAATATGGGAATGCTTGGTATTGATTCGCAGTAGATAAATAGTAAAACAGCTGAGGTAGACCACCCTCGTTAATCAGAGATCAAAACAATAAAAGAAAACGTTAAATCGCTTATTTTTGGTAGTCGCACAGCTTACGCTGTAGCAGCATAATATCCAATGGGGTTGTCAATTGACCTTATTATTCAATAATTGAGTAATAGTCATGTTCCTACTAAGAACAATTGTAATACATCGCCTCCTTACTGAGGGTTGTTAAAGTGTACGTTACACGTACTGGTGGTGTTCTGTTTGTAACCAAACAGTCCCATGTTATTTCAATGTTTCTTTTCAAGAAATAGCAGATAAGCAACTGTAAAAGCTAAGCTGTAAAATTTTATTATGGATTCCTGAGGAAGACGTGGGTTCGACTCCCACCATTTCCACTATACAATCATTTGATTAATGATATAGTGTTTTTGAGTTCGTGAATAAGTCTGCTGTGAAGCCCACTTATTCCATTTTTAAATTAATAAAAAATTAATTATGAAAATATTAAAATGGTTATTTAATACTAATATAGGATATTTTATTTTAGAACATAAATATCAATATAATGGTATTGATTATAAAGGATATATATTATGTCGTGGTTATAGAATGTTTGGATTATTTGGATATGATAAATTAGTTATAGCAACAGATGAAGAAGAACTTAAACAAATTATAAATTTTTATATAAATAAAACTAAATAAAAAATGATCTTACTTAATAGTATTTTTCATATTCATGAATATGATTATCTTGATGCAAAAGGCTACCAACGTTGTAAACATTGTGGTAAAGCTTATTGGATAGGACTTCCACCAATTGAGCCTACTTTTTCTATTCAAGAACGAGTAGAATTTAGTAATAAACGTGGTAAAGTTTATAAAATTACATTTGTACAAAAATGTATAGAAACTGGTGAATTAAAATCATTTTCTATTAAAAAATAAAAATCCTGTTATGTCAAAATAGGTTGAGCATGTATATTCATGTTGGTTCCATTCTTAAAGGTTGGTTATGAATAAGAATATGTATCTATACGTATAAAATAGAATTCTTTTGTAAATTTTCTATCCGAGAAAATCACTATTACAGATAGAAACTGTTGGAGGGATTGACATTCCTATTGATTTAGTGTATTAGTGCACAGACCGACATAGTGTTGGTAAAGCTCAGTTCGAACCTGAGAATCTAACTAATTTAAAAATTAATAAAATGATAAATCCCGCAAAATACGCAATGAAACAAATCATGAAAGGCGACTTTGGCTATGATGATTATGTTTTAATGATTCAGGAGATTCAAGATGATGCATATAATCAAGGTATTGATGATTGCGTTGAAAATGTGGCAATGAAATATGTTCAAGTAGATTATGAAGGTGTTAGAGCTGGCTCATTTTATACTAAAACTGTTATTGATAAAGATTCAATTTTAAAACTAAAGAAATAATGTCAGGAAATAGAATGACTGCCATTAAATGGTGGAATATGGAATTATCTTTGAAAGAGCGTGAACTGAATACTAGATTGATTATGCCTTCTTATAGAAGACAAGATTCATTGGTAGGTAGTGAAATTGAAAACATGTGGGATATATTTGTAGGCCCAGAGAAGCAATTATACAACAAAGAAGAAGTACTTCAATTGTTAGTTGAAGAACGACAACGTGCTATGGATATTGCATTGGCTTTTTATAATACTAATCAAGCAGAATACGAAAGCCGTAAGAAAGCTGGAAGTGCATTAAAAGAAATAGCTTATGTTAAAAGAGAATGTGCTGATACAGCACGAAAGATTGGATGTGCTATATCTGGATTAACTGGATTATCTTCACCTGAAGATACTATAAAACAACTTATTGAAAAAAAATTAAATACTTAAAATAAAATGAGAAAGCATTCATTATCAGAAAAAGGATTGAGTATGTCAGAAGCTCAATCAATATCTAATCTTTGTAATCAAAGAGCATTAGATATTACAAATTGTTTAAAAAATGTAAACACAGCATCTAAAACTATAGTAATTGGTACTATTACACATACTTTGCAAAAAGGAAATGTAATGCCGGTTAATGTGATTGAAATGTTGGAAGAAAAAGGATTACTAACTGGTTGTCAAGCTTTTTTGATAGAAAATCTTAAAACAAAAGAACGCTTATTGATGGCTGCTAAAAATGAACAACCTGATTTAACTATTGTTGAAATAGTACCTCGTCCTTTATATTCAATGTCTCATTTACTTAATAATGTAAATGAAGAGTGGGGTTGGGAACAACTTTCAGTGAAAGAAATGAATGAATTTTATCAAGTTGAAGCACTTGCTGCTCATATTGGTCAATTTATTCATAAAGGTTCTATTCTTGAGAAATTAAGAGATGAATTAAATAAACTTCCTTCAATTGAATGGATTGATGTTGTTGCCGGAACTAAGAGTCCAGTAATTATTACTGCTAATCATACAGCTGAAGAGTTACAATCTTTACATGAAAAATTATCTATTATTCATCGCAAATATGAACAAAGAACAAATTATTTTAAAGCTAAAGTAAAAACTATAGTTACAACTGAAAATGCTCGAATAGCTAAATTAAATGCCGATGAAACTTTTAGAGTTAATGACATTAATAAAGTTTTAAATACTGACTACAATGATGAAATGCGTGATTATAATGATGCATGTTCTAAAATTGAATCAGAATTTGAAATTGAACGCCAAGAAACAATTAAGAAATTAGCTGCTTTACGTATTACTGTTGATCCATTGTTTCAACCAATCATTGATAAATTTTTAGTTAAAGTTACTGTATAATGATACTTAAAATTTATTTATGTAAGTCTAAAGCAGGTGATCCAGACCATATTCGTATGGTTCAGGATTATCTTGCTGGATTTGATTGTGAAGTTCTTGAATTTGAAGGAGGTAAATATTCTTTTGATACTCTTGATAAAGCTGATTATATTTTAGTTATTCCTCCAAATCATGATTTTGATGCCGGAGATGATAAAGTATTAGTAGGTAAAGGTCAATGGACAGAATATGATCATTATTTAGATACTAACCATGAACATATTTATTCAGCTTCTTATATTCCATTAATTGTTGTAGATTTTCAAGGAGAAATACCTATAGTAACTGAATCAGATACTTATGAAGTTATTTCCGAAGATTGGAAAACTAAATATGCAACTCTTAATATTTCTGATGATAGTGGTGATAATGATAGAGAACTTGCAATTGCTCTTGATTTAGTACTTAAAATTAAAGATGCAGAACCTGTACAAGAACCAATTAAGATTGAGATTGTAGTTGATTTAGCACCAAAAAAACTTTTTAAATTTTAATTAAAGGTAGATAAGTGATAAGCATAAGCCGATGCACTTATCTTTTATGTTTAATAATAAGAACCAAATTCATCCCCTCGTGGGATATCTACTCAATGCTGCATAAGCATTACCTTGTTAAGGTAACAATAATGATAAAATAATCAAAACTAAACCGCTCTTTTACGAACTTTATAAAATTCAAAAAAAACGTCATAGGTATACCTATGATAACTTTGTGTTTTGTCTTTGCCTTTGTTGTAAAAGAGGTCTTTGACTTTAACTTTATTTCTAGCATTAACTATATTTCTTATTATTAAACAACTTTTTTTTGGTATTATAGCTCAATTGGTTAGAGCACGTTAAACCCGCAAGGTACGAGGTTGAAGGTTCGAATCTTTCTAATACCACAATTAATAACATAAAATAAATTATTATGATTTTAACAAATAAATGTATAAAATATATACCAGAATTAACTTATGATATTTTTCTTTTAATTTGGGATAAACTCGAAAAAAATGGATATGATATTTCAATAACTTCTAAAACTATTTATAATAATTTAAAAGAAAATTGGCCTTATTTAGTAACTTCTGATGCAAATATACTTACTAGATCACTTCCTTTAGGACAAGAAATTATAATTCAAGAATTTTTAGGATATGATCCTTTTAAATTTATACTTCCTACAAAATGGTGTGTAAAAGTTGAAGCAAATAATAAACCTGAAGAAATAGCTGTTTGGAGAAAAACTAAAACAAGTTCAGAATGGATTAATCCTGGTTATTTAGATTGTGATGGATGGCATACTAAAGAATTTAATAATAGTTGTATTGAAATTACTTTTGATCAATTTAAAAAATATGTATTAAAAAGAACTGAAATAGTTTTTGAAGCAATTAAAGTTCCAGAATTTGTTTTACCCTTTAGGTGGTGTGTTAAAGTTACTGAAGAAAATTATAAAATACTTAGTGATTTTAAAATTAAATTAGGACGTAACAATCTTAAATCAGTATCTACTTATTCATATGTTGATAATAATGGTTTTGGTACTGGTAAAACAACTTCTACTGTAATTACATTTGATGAATTTAAAAAGTATGTATTAAAAGAATCAGATTCTTCCGAAATTATTGTTCCTTTTATATACCCTGAAAAATGGTGTATACAATCTACTTTTAATAATAAAGATCAAATTAATGAAAAATTTAATAAATTAGTTAAAAGAGAAGTCAGTGGTTCATCAGATAGTTATTGGCATTATCCTGAATATGGAATGAATCAATGTACTAGTAGTCAAATAGAAAATTGTTATACACCAATTACTTTTGAACAATTTATGAATTTTGAAAAATCTATAAATATTTCTAAAGAAAAATTATTAGCTAAAGCTGCTAAAGATTATCCTATAGGCACTAAGTATGTAACAGCTGGAGAAGGAAATGAAGTATACACTGTTGTAATTCCAGTTCAAGAATTTATTAGTTTAGATTTAATTTATGGAGAAAGTGGTAAAGGATGTTTATATAAAAAAGGCAAATGGGCTGAAATACTTGAAATTACAAAAGAAGCTTATGAAATGCAAAAATTAAATTCTTTGTCTATAAATGCAAATAAAAAAGTAAAAACTAAAGAAAATTTAGAATTTGCAATAGAATGTAAAAGTCAAGAAGAATGGGATTTTGTTTGTAAATATAAAGGATATCAACCTGAGGAAAATTGGTTTTTAAGTTCGCAATATGGTAAAGGTATTTCATATTGTATATATTCTTATGCATCATATACTGTTGAAGAATGTAAAAAATATGATTATCCAATTATATCTTTTGATGAATGGTGTGAAAAGTATAATATTTGTAAACCAAGAAAAGAAAGAGTAACAAATGCTTATATTCAAGGAATACAAGCTCATATAAATTTTTATGATTTTTTAGGAACAAAACCTTTATCAGTAAAAAAATCATTAACAGAGCAATATTTTCCAGAAGTAATAGAATTAAACTTTGATTAAAAATATGGAAGAAGAATTAAAAATTTTATTGAAAAAATACAAAGCAATACTTACGTGTTCTGATGAACAATTCATTGAAGAATGTAGAGAAATAATTATTAATAATGTATTAGAAAATCACACTATTAGTCTTAAACCAATTGAAAAGTGTCAAAATTAACTAAATTTTTAGAAACCAGAACAGAATTACTAATAAATTCTGCTTCTGGTTCTATTTATTATCGTATCGGTAATAAAAAAATTCGTATTGCTAATCATTTATCCGCTAATAGTTCTCAATTTGCATTGAATATTTTAGTACCAAATAATTCAAATACTCAATATATATTAGCTATAAATAATAAAGTTTTTATTTATAATACTTTTACAGAGTTAAAACCATTTCTTATTAATTGGTGTATTATTATGCAAAGTGCAGCTGATATTTCAGAAATTGGAAATAATACTAGAATGCAGGAATTAGAAAAAGAAGTTATAAAATTAAGAAAAGAAAATGAGACTTTTTCAATAGTAAAATCATCTAAAAATAATTTTGATATGACTATGTTTACTTCAGGGCAACAACTTCAAATTAAAAATTTTATTAAAGCTCAAACTGAAAATAATAAAAAGAAATGAAACGTTTTATAGTTTTTTTAGTTAGTTTATGTATATATGTAAATATATATTCACAAGCTAGAATTGGTTCTTCATTGGATGAAATTAAAAATGAATTTACCAATAATGATATGAGATACTCTATTATAGAGAAAATTCCTTGTTTAATTGTTATATATTCTAATGTAGATGTATTTTATTATTTAAATAATGCAGGATTTTGTTATCAAACTTCTATTGTTACTAAAAATCTTACTTTGGCTAAAAATATTATAGATATTTATAATAAAAATTATATTATAAAATCTAGAATTAGTTGGATAATGAATAATAATTTTAGAATTGTTACTATTCAATTTCAATATATAACTGGAATAGGTTATATTTTTACGTGGAAATAAATATTATGTTATTAAATAAAACTTCAAAAATCTTACTGACCGTGCATATCGGAGGTGAGTTAGGTACTCCGGTATCCTATAAATCTACTAAAGAAGTAGTCTCAAAAATTAATACATCTCCAATGGAACTTCAAATGACTGATTCTAAAGGATTACCTACTGGAATGTATTTAACTCCAAAAGGACATTATTCCGCACCAAATGATTTTAAACCACGTACTGTTCAAGACTGTACACAAAATTTAAATATTAGTGGAAGTGCTGTAATGAATTTTATTTCAGATGAATGTCCATCCGGAATTAAAAAAAATGTATGGCTTGAATTAAATGAAGAAGCTCGTATTCTTTACCATTTAACTCAATTTGCTGGAAGTAATAAGTTTACTTTTGAAATAATTGAATAAAAGATAAATTGATTTTTTACAGGCCATCTACATATCGTAGGTGGTCTTATATATTATGGAATTAGAATTTAAAGAATATAAAGAAAATAAACATTTTCTTTTAGATGAGGATTTAGATGAACTAACTTATGAACCAGAATGGTGTGAACATTGCAGTGCAATGGCCGAAGAAAGTGGTTATGATTATGAATTTAATGTTACATGGGAATGTGGAATGTGGCATTGTGATGATTGTGGAGGAGGATGTTAATGGAAGAACAAGGATTACGATATAATGAGGGAAAACTTCAATGGTCATTAATGCATTGGAAATCACTAGAACCAATGATTCAAGTACTTATGTATGGAGCACATAAATATAGTATATTTGAAGATGATAAAGGGAATAAAATTAAAGGAAATGAAGTATCTGTTGTAGATTCTAAACAACTTAAATTAATATCTAGTGGAAGAGATAATTGGAAAAAAGGATTTCCAGAGACAGAATTATGGGACAGTTTTTTACGCCATACTGCTGCAATTTTAGATGGAGAAGAATTAGACCCAGAAAGTGGTCTATCACATATAGGACATCAATTTTGTAATCTTATGTTTATATCTTATGCACAAGCAAAAAATAAAAATGTAAGTAATGAAATTGATCAAATGTTATCAACAATATAATGAATATAGATCAAACAATATTAGATCAAGCAATTGCTAAATGGGGATTTAATTCACAATTAGCAATGTTACAAGAAGAATGTATGGAACTTGCTATGGCAATTCATAAATTTAGAACTAGAGATGATTCTAAAGAAAATTGGATAGAAATTAATAAAGAATTTGCTGATGTAATGATTATGTCACAACAGTTCGAAAAATTAACTGATATGAACTATGTTCAAGAACAAATTGATTTTAAAATGAATAGACTTCAACAACGTATAAATAAAAATGAAAAAATTTAAATTAATAAAAAAATACCCTGGAATATTTTCTATATTAAATATTGGAGATATTGTAACTCAAGAAAATATTAATGAATTATATAGTTTTAAAACTTATTATAGTTCTAAATGGAATGATGCATATTTTGAAGAATATCCAGAATATTGGCAAAGAGTTAGTGCATTATTTTTAACGGAAGATAATGTAACTATTTTTTCAGGAGATAGTTGGTGGTATGTAGTATTAGCTACATTAAATCCTCCTAAACAAACTAGTAATTATACTGTGGCTAGTAATTCTGAAGTTAAACGTTTCTCTACAAAAGAAGCTGCTTGGAGATTTATTAATAAAAATAAAAATCCTGTTTTATTTATAACAGAAGATGGTAAAGAAATTCGTAAAGGTGGTACTTCTTTTGGTGTAAGATTATATGATTTTAAATTAATGCCAGCTACACATTTTGATACTACTTTTTATAGTAGTCATATTAAAGAATTTTCGACAGAACAATTAGCTCAATTATATATTGATCTTAATAAACCTCAATATTCTTTACAAGATGTATTAGATTGTCAATTATTATGTTCTGTAAAATATAATTCAAATGCTATTGTTATTGATATTAACAAATTAACTGGAAAATGATAGTAAATAATTTTAAACAAATAGCATCTTTATTATCATTTACAACAAAAGATTCTTTTTATCATTTACAAATTCTTAAACGTAAAAAAGATTGTGCTGAATTCGATAGAGGACGTAATAATAATGCTCGATGTATTAAGACTTATTATATAAAAAGTATAGAAGATTTTCAGAAACATGAACAAGAAATTATTCAACTATGTGAAATATTTACTGCTCGTGCATATATAAATCTTAATGAGAAAAGTATGGAGAGGGCTGCTTATGAACTTAATTGTCAATTAGCAGATAGGTTAAGGTTTAAACAATTTGATTATACTTATAGATTATTTGATACTATAATAGGTGGAGGATATTTAGAAGATGAAGAAGATGGTAAAGGACCTGCAACTGAATTAGAACTTGGATCAAAAATTAATATCGGACAGAAACGTTGGATTATTGATGTAGATGAACCAGAAATTTCACCCATAATGTGTGCATTTATTGATTATCATTGTTTACCTCAAGTAGTAACTACTGAGAATGGGAGTGCTGTTAATTATATTAAAAGTAAAATAATTGCATCAATCCCAACTAAAAGCGGATGGCATTTGATTACTACTCCATTTAATTTACAACAATTTCATGCTGAATACCCTGATATTGATATTCAAAAAAATAATCCAACTGTTTGTTACTTTAATCATAAAGAAGAATGATATATTTAATAATTTATATAATTGGTATTGTTATTAGTTGGTTTTTATTTGCTTGGGTTAATGATAATAATAATGATTCTATACCTGCAGGATTTATTTTTTTAAGTTGGATTAGTGTATGTGTAGTTATTTGTTTATATATTAATTATTTATGGATTAATGCAAAAATATTTCACCCTTTATTAAAATATTTTAAAAAAAAGAAAAAATGATAGAAAATTTTATAAAAAATGATGAACAATATACTATTCAAGTTATTATAACTGATAAAAATGGTATTACTGATCCTGAATTAAATGAAAAAGTTACTAAAATGGTTGAAGAACTTATTAATGGACTTTCTCAACAACAAAGTAAATAATTATGTTTAATTTTTTTAAAAAAGAATTAAATATTATACAAAAAGAATCTTTGCAATTTCCTATTAAATCTATTATAGGATATGATTTAAAAATGCAAAATTATATTTATTTTAAAATAATTAATATTAATGAAATATCTAATTATATGTATAATTCATATAAATTTAGTTATTGGTGCTATATTTTAGATGGTAGTATTGTATTCCCTAAAAAATCAAATTGTAAAAAATTATTTATAAATTATGTTTAAATTCTATGAAGTAGGTGGTAAGATTCGAGATGAATTTCTTGGATTAGTAAATAAAGATGTCGATTATGTTGCTGTTCCAAATGATATATTACTTGCTTCACATAGTAAAGCTAGTGATATGTTTATTTTATTGGAACAAATCTTAAGAAGAGATATGTTTGAAATATTTTTAGTAACTAAAGATTGTTATACAATTCGTGCTAAATTTCCAGTAGGACATAAATATAAAGGTGTTGCTGATTTTGTAATGGCACGTAAGGAAATTGGTTATATACCTGGAACTCGTACACCTATTATTGTACCTGGTTCATTATATGATGATCTTGAACGTAGGGATTTTACAGTTAATGCTATGGCTAAAGATGAAGATGGAAATATTATTGATCCATTTAATGGAGAAGCTGATTTAAGAGCTAGAATTCTTAGAACACCTCTTCCATGTAATGTAACATTTAATGATGATCCCCTTAGAATTTTAAGAGCTATTCGTTTTGCATTAACTAAAAATTTAGCTATTCCAGCAAATATGCAAGAAGTTATTGAGAACTATGATTATGAATACAAAATGGGAGTTGTGTCTGAAGAACGTATTCGTGAAGAGTTATACAAATGTTTTAAGTTTGATACATTTAAAACTTTAGAAATGTTGTGTAAATATAGGGATTTAAAGTTGTATATTTTTAAACATACCAAACTTTGGCTTAAACCAACAAATGAACAGTAATTAAGAAATTTTAAATAAAACTTGATTTTAATTTTTTTATGTCGAAAAAATGTTGTATCTTTGCATATTAAATAAAACAAAGGAAAATATGCAAGAAATTTGGAAAGATATACCTACATTTGAAGGATTATATAAATGTAGTAATTTTGGTAATATATTATCATTAGGTAATAATAAAGCTAAAAAAGATAAAATATTAAAACCATGTGGAACTAATTATTTATCTGTAAATCTTACAAAAAATAAAATTAGAAAAAGTTATTGTATTCATATTTTAGTTGCTATGTCTTTTCTTGATTATATAGTAAATAAAAGAACTACTGTTATTAATCATATTGATGGGAATAAATTAAATAATTATTTAGATAATTTGGAAATTGTTTCTAATAGATATAATGTAAGTGATGGGTATGTTAGAACTAATACTTCATCTCAATATACAGGTGTATGTTGGGTAGAAACTAGGAAGAAATGGCTATCTAATATATGGGATTCAGTATTAAAAAGAAAAATATTTTTAGGATATTTTATCTGTGAATTACATGCTGCTTATGTTTATAATCAGTATTTAAAAAATAATGTATTCTAATAAAAATAGAAAAAGAATTAAAGTTTTGTACAGATTAAGATAATTAAATAATAAAAAATATTAAAATATGGGTAAAATTAAAACAAAACCTGAAAGTTTTTTTGGAACAATAGTTTCCATAGGGACGATGTCACATATCAAACATTTACAAATCCAAGGAGCAAGTTCTGGTATTAAACATTTAGCATTAAATGATTTTTATCAAGAAGTTCCTGAAATTGCAGATAGATTAATAGAGGTTTATCAGGGCTGTGAACAAAAAGTAGTAGAGTATGATCTTAGTAGTTTAATTTATGGATATAAATTAACTGCAACAGAGTATCTTGAGGGTATAAAAGAAATGATCTATGAAAATAGATATGATGTTATAGATGCAAAATACACACATATGCATGCTATTCTGGATGATTTACTAGAAGCAATTGATGGTACTTTATATAAATTATACCTACTACAATAGGTATAATTTTCACATCCCTATCGAATAATTGGTTAGAAATATAAATATTTAACTCGTGTTAGATATTTATATTTTTGATTAACTTATCCATTAAACTTATTTTTAATTAATTTTGAAATTCTATTGTCCTAACCAAATATTTTTATTATCTTTGTACTATATAAAATAGTATAAAATGAATATTTGTGAAAAATGTGGACTAGAATTTTCTAATAAAGGCGGACAAATTGCCCATCAAAATGCATGTAAATTAACAGCATTAAATTTGTTAGATATTAAAAATAAATATATAGAATTAAATTATTCTATAAATGATATTAAAAAAGAATATGATTTATCTACTTGTATAGTTCAAAGAATTTTAAAAGGACTTACTCGTTCTTTTTCTGAAGCACGAAAAATTGCTTCTAAAAAGTATACATTACATCATTCTGATGAGTCTAAAGAAAAAATAAGAATTGCTAGACTAAAATATATGAAAGAACATCCAGAGAATACAGCTTGGAGAACTTCCACTATATCTTATCCTGAAAATTTATTTAAAGAAGCCTTAGAAAGATTTGAATTAGATAAAAAATACTTAATTGCAAGAGAATATAGTGTATTTCCATATTTTATTGATTTTGCGTTCATTAATGAAAAGTTAGCTATTGAGATAGATGGTTCTCAACATTTGTTAGAGGAAAGAAAAATTAAAGATGGCGAAAAGGATTTGTTATTAAAAAACAATGGTTGGAATATTATTAGAATTGCTGAAAATCAGATTAAAACTAATATTGATGAAGTTATTCAAATAGTTTTACATTCTCTTGAAACAAAAGAAATTATTTATCAAACGATAGGTATTGTTACAATGCCTAAGATTAAAGAAAAAGTATTTCGTGACGAAAATGGTTATTCTGAAAAAGAAAAACTAAGAGCTTTAAATCAAAGAAAAGTTGAAAGACCCTCTAAAGAAGATTTATTAGAATTAATTAAGATGAATTCTTTTTTAAAATTAGGAAAGGATTTTGGAGTAAGTGACAATACAATAAGAAAATGGTGTAAATTTTATGAATTACCATCTAAACAAAAGGATATTAAGTTATTAAAATAAAATGATCGGTTAGTGCAGTGACCTAGCACACTTCACCTTCTATGAAGTAACATCGGTTTGAATCCGATACCGATTACAAAAATAGTACTGGCGCATAACGATTGGTGCACTCGACTGTCTATCGAGATTTAGTGGGTTTGATTCCCATCAGTACTGCAAATGATTTAGATATGAAACAAGATATTTATTTAAAGAACGGATTATTATTCGCAAATGAGTTTTTATCTTTCAAAGATCCTGAAAAATTGGATTTCTAATTAAATATAGGCGTATTTCAGTTGGTAGAATGCATGCTTTGGGAGCATGTGGTCGTGAGTTCGAGTCTCACCGCTTATACAAAATATAACAGATGCGAGGGTGGAGCAATGGTAGCTCACTGGGCTCATACAGGTTTAAAAGTCTGTGAAATGTTCAAACTAAAATTTATTTTAGAATAGAATAAAGCTATAACCCCGAGACACGGTTCGAATCCGGCGCTCGCAACAATAAAATTCAGATTGAAGCAAACAAATAGTGGAAGCGTATATAGTGGGCTATTTACTTAGGCATAAGTTAGTTTGTGTAAATATAATAAATAGGTGTAACTCCCGTACAAAAAACTAATTAACGTTTATTATTTCTTATGCAAGAACTGAATTTTTAAATGCTCATATGGCGAAGTGGTCTAACGCGTTGGTCTGCAAAACCAATATTTCCTCCGTTCAAATCGGAGTATGAGCTCAAATTATTAAAATGGCGGACAGTATTAATTAATAAAATACATCCAAATGACAAGAAAAGTTTTTAAAAGTTTACCAAGATTATTAAGTAATAAAAGAATTTGTTGGATTATACTACATAAATTAAAACCTAGTGGTATGAATGAGTATTATCATTATCCAATAGATGTTGTATTTGAAGGAGAATACATAAATTTTGTAATGAAAGATTTTAGAATATGGAAAGATCCAATTGGACAACCTAATACATCTAAAAGATATGATAATTATAAAGTATCTATTCATAGAAAAGATATACAATCCATAGATTTTTATATTCCAATATTTAGAAAAATAATGGGGATATAGCTCAGTTGGTTAGAGCGTCCGGCTGATACCCGGGAGGTCATAGGTTCAAGTCCTATTTTCCCCACTGTGATATAGTTCAATGGTAGAATGTTTGGCTCATATCCATTTGATTCAAGTTCAATTCTTGATATCGCAACGGTTCTTTTTCAAGGTATTTCTTCCTAGAAGTAAAAATCTTGCTTGACCTCTTAGCTCAGTTGGTAGAGCACTAGATTGAAGATCTAGGTGTCGCTGGTTCAAATCCAGCAGAGGTCACAATTAATGAGAGCTTATAGTTCAATGGATAGAACACAGGATTACGAATCCTGGGATATAGGTTCGACTCCTATTAGGCTCACACAACAGTTTAATAAACTGCTCTGCTACATCACTTAGTATAGAAAAAGTACGTTTAATGCTAATCACATTATCTACTTTTATGTGAAAGATACAATTAGTAAAAGTGATTCTTTTCAATGCATGTATCATAGTTGGTGATTTGCCTATTCCAACAAACTCGCACCGCTAGCTCCAATGTAGAGCTCTCGGCTTTTAACCGATAGGTTCCCAGTTCAAGTCTGGGGCGGTGCACAAAATAATAATAATAATGGAACAAGTAGAAGAAAGAAAACTATACGTATTAATTAATAATAGATTAAATAGCGTATATGGATGTGTCCAAGGAGCACATGCAGTAGCACAATTCCTCCTTGATAATAAAGAAACACAAGAATGGAATAACAACTATTTATTCTTTTTATCAGCAAATTTAGATGAATGGATTCCAAAGTTAGCAAACAATGGATATACATTTTCTGAATTTCATGAACCAGATTTATGTGGCACAATTACAGCCATAGCAATAGAAAATAATGGTTTAATCTTTGATAGATTACAACTAATAAAATAATTTAATATTATAGTTTCTGTAAAATGGAAATAACATGAATTTAGTCATGATGTGTATAAGGGAGCTCGCTAAATGTACAATAGAAAACCCCTGATATAGTATTAAATTAAAATGCGATAATAGCTCAATTGCTTAGAGTGCCGTCCTTCCAAGTCGGAGGTTGTGGGTTGGAGACCCACTTATCGCTCAGTTATAGTAACCGACTATAGACCTCTTCGGATGAAGCGTTGATGCAGAAACAACGATAATGGTAACTGATGTATTTTTGTAATTTTAACAGTGAAGCGATGGTAAGCAAAAATTATAAACTGGGTTGTTAGCTCGAAGGTCGAGCAGTTGACTGTTAATCAATAGGCGTAGGTTCGATTCCTACACTTCCCGCTCAAGAATATAGTAGTGTGATGAAATACAATTTATTGTATTTCTAATGATGATATTCTTACAATATAAAGGTAACGTGTGAGCAATTCTTCCATCCTCATGAAGGTATTCGTATACAGCGATACAATTGAATTGAGACTGTACTGGTGGGTTAAGATATTCAGTACCTTTAAATTAAATTTTTCTAACCAAGATTAGTGCCAGATTAAATGATTCTGATAGGTATGATAGGCAAGTCTAAGCACTTACTGCATAGAAAAATAATATTGTTCCATAGTGTAGTGGTCTAACACATTTGACTTTGACTCAAATAGCTCTAGTTCGAATCTAGATGGGACAACAAAGAACGAATGGTTCTTAAAACTATGATTATATATAAAATAATCAATTAATACCCGTATGGTGAAATGCTAGACACACTCCTTTTAAGCGGGAGCGCCTAAAAGCGTGCAGGTTGGACTCCTGCTACGGGTACTATTTTTAATATATTTTAACATAATTCGATTTGGTAGACTCAAAATTATTTAGTACCTTTGTGTATTAAATAATTATAAAAATGAGAACTAAGTACACAGAAGAACAAATTAGAATTGCAGTAAAAGAAAATTTATCTATTGCTGGAGTATGCCGACAAATAGGATTAAAAGCAGTTGGAGGAAATTACAAAACAATTCATGCTAAAATTAAAGAATATGATTTAAATACAGATCATTTTACTGGGCAAGTATGGAATGTTGGATTAAGATATACACAAATTAAATTTGCCCAACCAATTGAAGAAATTTTAGTATCTTATTCTACTTTTTCTACATCAAAATTAAATAAAAGATTATTAAAAGAAGGTATTAAGGAATATAGATGTGAAAAATGTAATAATACTGAATGAATGGAAGAACCTATTCCTTTAGAATTACATCATATTGATGGAGTAAATACTAATCATTGTATTGAAAATTTACAAATGTTATGCCCTAATTGTCACGCTTTTACTGATAATTATAGAGGTAAAGGTAAAAAAGAAGAAAGTCTTATTGTGAATGAAAATATTATTCCAATTGAAATAATTAAAGAAATTAAAGTTAAAGAAATTAAAGAAATTATTCCTAAATATTGCTTATACTGTAATAAAGAATTAATTGGTAAATCTAGAAAAAATAAATGTTGTTCTCAAGAATGTTCACACAAAATTAATGGTAGTAAAAGACCTACTTCTGAAGAACTTATATCTAAATTTAAAGAATTAATTTCATTTGTTGCTGTTGGTAAATTTTATGGTGTTACAGATAATGCTATAAGAAAATGGTGTAAATTTTATGATATTTTAAATATAGTTAAAAAATAATATTCTTTCTCCAGAAAGACTAAAATCCTATATGTATCAATATAGGTTGACTTTAGAGGTTCAAAGCAATCTCGTTAATGGAAGATGAATTGCTTAGGTAGCAAGACAGACTTGAAATCTGTACGGACGGAAACATCTTGGGGTCGGGACCTACTTCTTCCGCTTAAATTATTATATGGAATATACATATTATGAAAAAGTACTTTTTGATTTAGGGTACAAAGTTGAAAAAGATGGTACATGCATTAGTAAATCTGGAAAAATTTTATTAGGCACAATTAATAATGGTTATAAAACTATTAGTACAAAATTACTAGGTAAAACTATTAAAGTTAGAGTACATAGATTACAAGCATATCAAAAATTTGGAGAAGAAATTTATAAAGAAAATATAATGATTCGACATATGGATAGTAATTCTTTAAATAATTCTTGGGATAATCTTAAAATAGGTACACATAGTGATAATATGATGGATCAATCTAAAGAAATAAGAATTAATAAAGCTTCTAATGCACATAAAAAATATTCAGATGAATTAGTTATAGAAATTAAAGCTGATCGTGACTCTGGATATTCTTATAAAGATTTAATGTTAAAATATAATATTAGTAGTAAAGGTACACTTAGTAATATTATAAATGTAAGATAAATAAAAAGAGATAAATAATAGTCAAAATTAAAACAATGAATGAACAACAAGTAAATCTTGATACAATGTCATTAAATGATTTAAAAGCATTAGCTTATGATCAAATAGTTACAGTTGAACAAGCACAAGCAAATTTAAAAGCAGTTAATACTAAAATTGCTGAAAAAATTAAAGAAGCTAATACTCCGGTACAAGCATAATTTTAAAGAATACTGGTTTATACAATACTGCTTTGCCGTTAGGATGAATTATCTAAACAGAATTTAAAGGAAGTATGACTGATAGGAAAGACTATTATATGGGATGTTATACCGTAGGGGTAGCGGGACTGCCTGTAAAGCAGTTGTCTTCGGACTCGGGTGGTTCGACTCCATCATGTCCCACTTTTTATATGGTGATTGTAGCCGGTAAGGGATGCCGACCTGATTGTGAATCAGGAATGTTGTAATGACTAATGTGGGTTCGAATCCCACCTTTCACCCAAAAATTAAATAATATGCAAATAGTTCAAGGAAGTTTTCATCAATTATGTAATGATGTTATAATTAATTGGCAGTATTTAAAAGGTAAAGAAATATGTATTAGAGATTCCACCAATGATAAAATGTATGCAAGATCGTATAATTATATTGGGAATGGAGTTTGTATAATTGAAGATAGACCTATTAATGCGGTTTATCATATGGAGATGATTGGAAAAAAAAAGAAGGTCACTTATGAATATTTATGATTGAAATTAAATATCATGGTCAAAAACGTAAATTAAAAAATAATGTTTAAAATAGGAATTGGAATTATTATTGGAATTATAATAGGGGCTGTTTTAGTTTTTGGATGGTTGATTCATAAATTTGCAAGAAAAATATGATAGTTAAATATTGTATTGGTATAGATATATTAAATTTTCCTATATATGTTATTCATCACATATTAGAAGAACCTGTTTATAACTTATTTGCTAATAGTAAATTAAAACAAAGTAAAGTTGATTTGAGAGTTAAACACTATCATATGCAACATAAGTAATGTATTGGAGAGTTGGCAGAGTGGTTTATCGTGCTAGTTTGCTAAACTAGTGGCCTGTAACAGGGCACATCGGTTCGAATCCGGTACTCTCCGCAAGATATATAGGTTTTCATTAGTCTTATATATTTAAAACTATCTGGTAAAGAAATGTAGTCCAGTCTGAATTTCAAACACGTGTACGAATAAGAAGAAACAACATCAAAGAGGTTAATAGTGACCCTCTAAAATTGCCGAAGTAGCTCAATTGGTAGAGTATCTCACTTGTAATGAGAGGGTTGTGGGATCGTGCCCCACCTTTGGCTCAAATGCGTATATGATGGAATGGTAGACATATCGGGTTTAGACTCCGATGCTCGTAGGGGCGTGCAGGTTCGAGTCCTGCTATATGTACAAAAATTAATAATATGTATGAAATTGTATTAAAACCTAATAATAAATATAAAGATATTTATTATTATATTACTAAAAATGAAGCAGGTCAAATTCTTTTTTTAGAATTAGAATGTGATAGTACTAATAAATGTGATTGGTATTATGTTAAATTACAAATTGGTAAAAGAAAAGAAGGTTATCAATTTTTAAAAGTAACTGGAAAAGATGGATTAAAGAGTTTAATATGGGCAAAAAATTGTATTAAACATTTTATTGAATATATTAAAAATAAACCAAATTATTGGATTACAGATAAAACTATAAAATCAAAAATTGTAATTCATTGGGATGATACACAAAGACAAAATGTTTATTTGAGAGGATTAAAAAATCTTAAATTTTATTATGGAGTTTGTGAAAAAAGAAAAGCTTTAATATGTGATATTAATTAAAATAGGTATATGATTCAATGGTAGCATAAGAGTCTCCAAAACTCCTGATCTAGGCTCGAATCCTAGTGTACTTGCTAAATGCCTGGATAGTTCAACTGAATAGAACAGTACACTTTTAACATAAATTAACTAATTCAAACTATTTTATATCAAAAATTATTTGTACCTTTGTAGTATAAATAATTAATAAAAATGGAATATATAAAAGAAGAATTAGAGGAGTTAATTTTAGTACAAAATATCCCTTATAATACAATTGGTTTAACTTATGGTTGCACTGGTTCAAATATAAGAAAAGTTGCTAAAAAATTTGGAATTGAATTACCACAACGTAGAAAGATAAATGAATCTGAAACATTTAGAAAAGGTGTAAATAAATATGCTGATTTAGTTTGTGTAAATTGTGGAAAACCTTTAGATACAACTACTCAAAGAAAATATTGTGGAATTACATGTCAAAAAGAATTTCAATCTAAAGAATTATATGATTATTTTCTTACTTCTCCAAAAGAATATCAAAGAGGTAATTATAGTATTACTACTGTAAAACCTTTTATTCTTAAAGAACAAGGTAATAAATGTGCAATTTGTGGGATGGATTCTGTATGGAATAATAAACATTTAGTTTTAATATTAGATCATATTGATGGAGATGCAGCAAATAACATTAGAGAAAATTATAGGTGTATTTGTCCTAACTGTGATTCTCAATTAGATACATTTAAATCAAAGAATAAGAATAGTGCAAGAAATGAATTTCGCTATCCTAAAGATAAGTAATATGTGCTTGTAGCTCAGGGGATAGAGCATCGGTTTTCTAAACCGAGTGTCCTGCGTTCGATTCGCAGCTTGCATACTAACGTTCAAATCCGAGTTTGATTCTCGGCCCGGGTACAATAAAAATATAAAGAGCCACTTCTTAATTGAGGTGGCTTTTTTTCGTCTAATTTAAAATATAAAATATGAAAGATATTGTTATTGATGGAAGAAAATTCCAATATGAAATATGTACTGATGAATATTGTTTTACTACAACTAAGTTTTATGATGATACAATTGAACGAATAAAGAAACAATTTTTATTATTTGGAAAATTAGTTACATCTGTAAAATCAAATTTTGTATTTGAAGTTCTCGGTAATATAGAAAACTCTAATCTTGGAAAGAAAGATGTAAAAAATCTTATTTTAAAGAGTTTAATTAGATATGACAGACAAATAGAAATTGATAAAGGAGAAATAATATGAAACATTTAACATTGGAAGGTGATTTAGTATTTGAAATATTTACTAAAATTGAAAAGAAAAAAGAAATACGTTTATGTAAACGATTATTACATAATGAAGATGTTATAATAACATCAGATTTAGAACACTATGGTGAACCAATTGAAACTGAAATAGATAATCAAATTGTATTTAATGCTTATGTTTATTATTATGGTGGTAGTAAAGTATATAATAAATTAAAAGAAATTGGATTTCAATTTGAATAAATGGAGAAAACAATAAATATAGAAGAAATAATTAAAGATATAGCTGTCCATGATTATATAGATGATGATGGTGATAATATGATTAATTTATTTAAATCACATTTAAGAGAATCTTATATAGATTTTGGAAAACAACTTCTTAAATTAGCTGCTGAAAATGCTAAGTCTAAAATGTATAGTGGAGATGTTACAGACTTTTCAGTAATTGATAAACAATCTATTTTAGATACAATTAATCAAGTTATATGAAAATATTAGAACCTAAATCAAAAGAAGAATTAGAAAAATTACCTACACCACGTTTATTAGCTTTATATAAAGTTGAAAGAAGAAAATTCAAATTATTTAATTATAATTGTATTTGTGAATGTTGTGGTGAATATATGTGGGATATTAAATCTATTGATTATTCCAAAAATAAAGAAGAGCTTTCAAAAAGAAGTGCTTATGTAACTTTAATTAAAGACTTATTATCATTAAGAGAAAACGTTGAATAGTTATGAAAGAAATCATAAAAATAGCTGTTAATAAAATAACAACAACAGTAAATACAATTGAAAAAGAAGTTGATCTTCCAGATGAAGCTGCATATTATGCATATACAGATGATGGATGTTTTTTTGCAGAAGGATTAATTCTATTTGCATTTATTCCTAGATATCCTGGTGGACATACTTATGATTTAATTCAGGTTAGGCAAAATAAACAAGATTATACTGATTTTCATCCAACAAGTGATTGTAAAGATGATTATTTTTTAGATTATAAAGGTTTAAGAAATAAAGGATTAGATATTCTAACTAGTAAAAATGATAATTTCAAACTTATCACTAAAGAAGAATTTGATACTAAACGTATAGAATTATTAAACTATTATCAAAAAATTGACTAATGAATGAATTTTTAAGTAAATATTATAAACTACCATTTAAAGATTGGGATCCATATATCTATGATAGTGAAAGTAATATGTGTTTGATGTGGATTGGCCGTGTAGATGAAAAATCTAAAACAGTACTTATACAAATCTTAAATGGAGAAAAAGGTTTAGAATTTAATTTTAAAAATCTTTTATTTTCTATTAAAGATGGTGAAATATTTTATGGTGACAGAAAAATTATCCTTGTAAAAGGATGGGGTAGATTACAATACATTAAAACAGATGATCCTGGATTAATTCAAGATACATTTGGAGAATGGGTTGTAAATACATTAAATAATTATAACAACAATTAAAAAATAAAAATTATGTGTGAAAACAAAAAAATTCTTATTGAGTATTTGTATAAAACAAAACTCGTTCCTTTTATTGATTATACTAAATTAGGTCCAGTTGCTAAAATTAATGAAGTTAAAACTGCAATAGGTGTAGTAGTTGCTACTGGTCCAAGTGTAATGGGTTGGGCATTGTGTGACAAGAAAGATAAATTCAACAAAGAAAAAGCATTAGAATTAGCTTTATTACGTGCTGATTTAGTTGCTTGTGTTGATGAAGATACACTAGAAGATTTCTATCTCAAAGCAGTTCCATTCAGTTTAGGTGATCTTTTACTGAAAATGAATGAACGTTCATTGAAATATTTTCAACCTGATTTCTTTGCTGAATAATTATGCAGATACAAATATACAATGAAACAGGAGAAATTAACTTAACTTCAGAAAGTGCAATCTATATCAACTATTGTGGATATGGTGTAGGCAATTTTGGTAGACAATTGAAAGAATGTTTAGGAGAAGTAGTTAAAGAGAAAAATTCTTATGTAAAAGTTTATAAATTGGATCAAAAAGATAAATTCTTCAAATTATTAACTGGATGTTTATCAAAACGATCTCAAGGTAGATTATTTGTAATTATGCAATCTAATCCTAACTATACTATATCATTATGGTAAAAGATCAAGTTATTGAGTATCGTAATACTTATAAAGAAGCACGAGTTCTCCTGGGAGTTGTCCTGGGAGAATTTGAGAGAGTTGAAAAAGCTCCTAAACGAATAACCTCTATTACAGATGATGAATGTATTGCGATAATTAAGAAATTAATTCAAAGTAATATTGAATGTCATGTAGAAGGTGAAAATGAAATTCTTGAGATGTTTATCCCTAAACAATTAACTTCTATTGAAATTGAAGCTATCTTAATACTTCATAAATTTAATGAAATGAAAGATTGCATGAACTACTTTAAAGTAAAATATCCAGAACTTTACAATGGTAAAGAAGTATCACAACTTTATAAAAAAGTAAATGGCTAAAACAAATTTAATGATAGACCTTGAAACATTAGGTAATAAAGCTGGATGTGTTGTAACTAGTGTTGCAGCTGTATTATTTGATCTTAAAACCGGAGAAACCGGAGATGAATTCTATGAAAAAATAGATATTCAATCTTGTCTAGATAGGGGATTATTTATACAAGGAGGAACATTAGAATGGTGGTTTGGACAATCGAAAGAAGCTCAACAAGAACTTTTTAAAGATCCTAAAAATCTTACAGAAGTTTTACATAACTTTAGAGATTTTATTGCAAATTTAAATCCTGCTAATCTTAAAGTATGGGGTAATAGTAATAGATTTGATTTAGGTATTCTAGCCCAAGCTTATTATGTTGCAGGTTATAAAGAAATTCCTTGGAAATATACTCTTGAACGTGATGTTAGAACTTTAGTTAGTTTTAAACCAGAAGTAAAAGAGAATCATGTTTTTATTGGAGTTCCTCACAATCCTATTGATGATTGTAAAAATCAAATTATGTATTGTTCAGAAATTTGGAATAGTTTGAGACATGATTAATATATATTCAGATGGTGCTTATTCATCTTCGAGAGATCAAGGTGGATGGGCATTTTATATTGATATAGAACCTCGTGTTCTTAAATATGATGGATTAGTAAGTACTACTAATAATCGTATGGAAATTTATGGCTGTATTAAAGCTATGGAATATATTCGTGATAATAATATAACTGAAAATATAACTATTTTCACAGATTCAATGTATGTTATAGGTACTATGACTAAAAATTGGAAAATGAAAAAAAATATTGATCTTTGGCCAATTATGTTTAAATTAGTAACACCCAATATTCGTTTTGTTCATGTTAAAGGTCATGAAGGAAATGTAGGAAATAGTCTTTGTGATACATGGGCAGTATTTAGTAGTCATTTAGAAGGATGTGAAATTGATATACAACCTGTTAGTCAAGTTCCAGAATAAATTAAAACAGGTTTTACTTTTGATTTTAAATAATATGCTGAAAAGTTTAATAGGATTCCTTAGGATAATAATTGGATGTGTAATCTTACAATTGTTAGTACCAGAATTTGTAATATTTATGAATACTCTTTCCATTTGGAAAATAATTATTATATTTTTATCTTTCTGGTTTATGTATACTCGTTTTGATAAATAGTTATGACTACATTTTATGGATTAGATTGGATAGTTATGCTACTCAATTTATATTCTTATTACTTAATAGGTTGTAAGAAAAAATTTGGATTTATATTAGGTATAATAGGATGTATTGCAGGTTTATTAATGTTTTCATTATTAACTTTCTCATTTCCTATGCTTATAATGTATATTTCCTTTAGTATTTTAAACATTATAAATTATTTAAAATGGAAGAAGAATTAGAATATCTAAATAAACTTAGAGATAATATGTTATCTGATGTAAATTCAATTGATAAATATAATTATGAATTAACTTATGAATTATATCGTGAAATTGGATTTATGAATAATATTATAAAGATAGTTCAAGAATATGTACTTATTACAGAATAATTATGAATCAAGAACTAATATCTTTAGCTAAAAATAAACCTTTTGAATTTATAGGATATTTTTATAAAGAATGGGTACATCATTCTAAAGAACCATTAAGGTGGTTATTCTGGATGACAGAATTACAACAATGGTTAAGAGATACTTATGGTTTAAGTGTTGAAGTTCATGGTAATTCAGTTGATGAATTATATGCATATAAAATACATTTCATAGGTCAAGTAAAAATTTCTACTGGAACATCACCAATGTATGATGATTATGAATTAGCATTGGAATATGCATTAATAAGTACATTAAAATTAATAATAAGATATGGGATACATAATTAGATTTATTATTTGGAGTATATTTTTTATATTTAAACATATATATAATATATTATATTTTATGTTTAATTTTATAGTTTGGTTTCAAAAAGATTATCCTAAAAATACTTATTTTTATATATATCATATATATAAATATTATGGGGATACACAATTTTGTGATCATTATTGGTATTATGAAACATATTGGGATGCAATAATTAATAATAAAATAGTTAAATATGGATATTAAAACAACAGATGTAGGAGTTATAATTGGAAGATTTCAAACTAATGAGCTACATAGTGAACATATTAAATTGATTAACTTCGTACTTAGCAAACATGATAAAGTTATTATCTTTCTAGGCGTTAGTCCTACAATAGGTAATATGAAACATCCAATGGATTTTTTAACTCGTAGTTTGATGTTAAAAGAGGCATTTGGGAATGATTTACGTATTGCTGGTATATTCCCTTTGAGAGACCAAAAGTCTAATGCAGTTTGGAGTAATAAACTTGATGAAAAAATTAGAGATATCTTTAATATGGAATCAGTAACTCTTTACGGAAGTAAAGATTCATTTATTCCTTTTTATGAAGGTAAATTTAAGACTCAGGAATTAACTCCTGATACTTTTATCTCTGCAACTGATATTCGTGTTGATATATCTAAAAAGGTTAAATCTTCCTCTGAATTTAGAGCAGGTATAATTTATTCAGTTTATAATCAATATCCAACAGTTTACTCAACTGTAGATGTAGCGATTTTTAATGAAGCAGGTGAATTATTATTAGGTCAAAAACCTAATGAAAAAGAGTGGAGGTTTGTAGGTGGATTCGTTGACATTAAAGATGAATCAGACGAAGCTGCAGCAAAACGTGAAGGAAGAGAAGAAACAGGACTTGAATTATCCAACTTTGAATTTGTAACTTCAATGAAGATACAAGATTGGAGATATAGAGGTATGACAGATCGTTCTATTATGACTCATTTTTACAAGTGTAAATCTTTGTTTGGATCTCCACAACCTCAAGATGATATAGCTGCCTTAAAATGGGTTAAAATGACTCCAGAGGTAGAAAATATTTTGGTCGGAGAACATAAAAAACTTTTTAAATTTTTATTAAAATGAAAAATATCTAATATGGAAATTAGCGAAATAGTAACTATTAATTTAAGTGTTGCAGATATTAAAGAAATAATTGCATATCATTTGAAATCTAAAGGATACCATGTAAATACAACTGATTTTTCTTTAAAAGCAATCCCAGATCCAGAAGATAGATTTAGAACTAGTTCTTATGCTTTGAACAAAGCAACTTGTTCTTGTACTAAAATTTAATAGTATGTCAATAATCAAATCAATCGAACGTGCTTATTCAGTAATGGATGAGCGCAATTGGGAGACTATTTATTGGTGTATTGATCTTCATGGTGTATGTTTAAAAAGTAATTATACTACTAATCAAAATGAATGGATTAATAATGATGCTTTAGAATGCTTACAATTAATTAGTTCATTACCTGAATCTAAAATTATTTTATGGAGTTCGTGCTACCCATCTGAATTAATGCGTATTAGACAAATGTTTAAAGAAAATAATATAACTGTTGATTTCTTTAATAAAAATACTGATATTCATAATACTAATACTGGTAATTTTAATAGAAAGTTTTACTTTAGTGTCCTTTTGGATGATAAAGCTGGATTCGATCCAGAAACTGATTGGAGAGAAATTTATGAATATTTAATTAATAAACAATGGTAATACCTGATATACCAACAAAAGAAACGGATTTAATTTGGTGTCCTAGATGCCAAGAATTTAAATGCTGTCCTCGTGGTTCATGTGAAGCCGAAGTAGTAGGTAAAATTCGTACAGAATATATTATTGGAGAATTTGTAGAAGAAAATAAATAAATATTTAAAAAAATAAATAAGAGATATGTGGAAAAATAGTGTAATAGATACTGATGCTTATAAAATAACTCATTGGTTACAACGTCCAGCTGGAATTAATCATTTTTATTCATATGGTGAAGCTCGTAAGGGTGGACAACATGCAGAAATTTGTTTCTTTGGGATGCAATATATTCTTAAAGAATATTTCATGCAGAAAGTAACACAGGAAAATATTGAAAGAGGTGCTGCAAGATGCAAACGTGTCTTTGGTACTGATAAATACTTTCCTAAAGAAATTTGGGAAAAAGTTAAAAAATTAGGTTATTTCCCATTGGAAATTAAATGTGTTAAAGAAGGCACAGTTCTTCCAACAGGTAATGTTTGTTTCACTATTGTATCAACTGAACCTTGGTTTGCTTGTATGGTTAGTCATTTTGAAGATTATTTAATGTGGAATTGGCAATCGTCTGGTGTAGCAACTCGTTTATTCAATATTAAAAAAGGGATTCTTCCTTATTTTAATATGACTTGTGATAAGCCAGATTTAGCATTTGCAGTGAATGATTTTGGATTACGTGGTGCTGTTTATCGTGAGGGAGCAGTATTAGGTGGAATGGCTATGTTAATATTCTCTAATGGTAGTGATAATCTTCCAGCAATGGAAGGTATTGAAGAATACTATACTGATAATAATATTGGTCAATCTGTGTGGGCAACTGAACATTCAGTAGCAACTGTATGGGGTCAAGGTCGTGGTGAAATTGATTATGTGTTAGCACAGTTAGAACGTGCTGAACCACATTTACCAATTAGTATTGTAATGGATAGTTATGATGCTGATGGTTTTATTAAAAATGTACTCGGTGACCCAGAAGTTAAACAGAAAATTATTGATAGACCTGGTAGAGTTATACCTCGTCCTGATAGTAATGATCCTTTAACTAATGTAATTAAATATTCTGAACAATTAGGTAATCTTTTTGGGTATCATTTAAATCATAAAGACTACAAAGTGATTAATCATAATGTCGGTTTACTTCAAGGTGATGGAATGAATGAAAAAAGTATACCTAAAATTTATGAAGAATATATTAAAACAGGTTGGTCTTGTGAAAATTTTAATACTGGTTCTGGTGGTGGATTACATACAGATGGTTTATGTAGAGATACTGATAGGTGGGCTGTAAAGGTTTCACATGTTGAAATTGAAGGTAAATCTATTAATGTACAAAAAACTCCAAAATCAGATATGACTAAAGCAAGTAAAGCAGGATTATTAAAATTACATAAAGCTGGTAATGGATTTATGACAATTCAAAGTTCTACTGAACAATTTGGTGAAAATAATCCTTATATAGATGAATTACAAGTAGTTTATAAAAATGGAGAATTATTTAATGATCAAAAATTTACTGAAATACGTAAAATTGCTGATGAATATTTACAAATTGCTTTAAATAAAAAATAATGACATATAAAGAAATAGATGGTGATTTAATCAAACTTGCCTTACAAGGTGAGTTTGATGTAATCGCTCATGGCTGCAATTGTTATTGTATAATGGGTGCTGGTATTGCTGTGGAAATGAAAAATACTTTTGAGTGTAATACATTTCCTTTAGAAGATATGGAGTACAAAGGTGATGTAAATAAACTTGGTCAAATTGATTATGATACATTTACTTTATCTAAACATGATTTAGGTGAAACTAAATTATTTTCGCATAGTAAAGTAAGAAATCAATTCAAACAATGGACTGATTTAAAAACTTTTTCTGTTGTTAATGCTTATACACAATGTCGATATGGGACTTCTGGTGGAGCTCCTGTTGATTATGAAGCAATAACTTTATGTATGCGTAAAATGAATTATATTTTTGCAGGTAAGCATATTGGTCTCCCTAAAATTGGTTGTGGTTTGGCTGGTGGTAATTGGGACATTATCAAAGAAATAATTCAAGAAGAATTACAAAATTGCGATGTTACAATTGTAAACTATAAAAAGTAATGATTGTACCAATGATAATATCTGTTTTTCTAGGTCTATTAATAGGGTTGGAAAGACAACAACATCATAAAGCAGTAGGAGTTAGAACCATGTCATTAATTTGCCTTGGTTCTACACTCTTTACTTGTATGTCAATTCATTTTATTAATTCAGATCCTACTAGGATTATAGGTCAAATTGTAACTGGAATTGGTTTTCTTGGTGCTGGTATTATCTTTAAATCTGGAAATCAGATTATAGGTTTAACAACAGCAGCAACAGTTTGGTGTGGTGCAGCATTAGGAGCATTAGTTGGACTTCAAATGTATCCTGAAGCATTTATTGCTACTTTTTTAGTATTATTTATTAATTTAGTATTTAAATATTTAAAATAATGGAAAAACTAGGTAAAGATCCTGCATTTGGATTTTATTATGAAAAAAAAGGTTTTTCTACATTTTATCATCCTGAAGGAGTTCCTCATAAATTTAATGGGGTTTCAAAAAGATTATATATTGCTACTCAATTATTACAAGGAATGTTAACATATCATGGTAGATATTGGCAAACACTTTCAAATAATGATCCATCTGAAAATTTAGGAGGATTATTACCTATTGAAGCTGTAAAAACTGCATATGAATTTACTGATGAATTATTGAAACAAGAAAATGGAATATGATGTAACAGTTAATGATGAAATATTTATTGTAAAAAATGTAAATTTAAAAAAAGCTTTAGAAATAAAATCTGAATTTGAAACATCTTTTAATAAATATCGTAATTATTTATTATACAAAGATATTATTGGTTATTATGCTGGATGGGATTGTATAAACCATAAAAGTATTTATTGTGGAACACGTAGTGAATCTACTAGTTTAAAACAAATTAAAGAATATGCAAAAAATGTGGGATAAAACATGTAATTTTTGTGGCTGTGTCATAAGAGCACCTTATATTGAAGTTACTACAGTAAGTGGAGATATAAGACATTATTGTGGAGATAGTTGTAGAAAAGCACATAGTAATAAAAATGTTAAACAAATTAATTATATAAAATGAAATATAAAAAGAAATTAGCAAGACTTGAAGGTCTTAAACGTTGGTGGGATAATTTACCTTCTTCTACTCAAAAAGCAACTACTCGTCCCGGATCTGTTAAAACAATCTAATTATGGGATTGAAAATAGTAGCAATTAGTGATCTTCATGGTTATTTACCAGAAATTATTGAATCTGCTGATATAATGCTGATTGCAGGAGATATAAGTCCTTTAAATATTCAATTTAATAAACCAGAAATTAAAAAATGGTTAGAAACTGAATTTGCTTATTGGATTAAATCTCTACCTGTAGATAAAGTATATCTAATAGCTGGAAATCATGATGCTTATTTTGAAGGAATTAATTCTTTAAATATTGCAGCGTTAAAAGAACAATGTGATTTTAAACTAATTTATTTAGAAAACAATTATATTATTCATAGACATGATGGAGAAGAATTTAGAATATTTGGAACTCCTTATTGTCATATATTTGGTAGTTGGCCTTTTATGAGAGAAGATTTATATATGGAAAAGAAATTTTTAGCTATTCCAGAAGAATGTGATATAATTATTTCACATGATCCTCCTTATAATATTGGTAAAGTTGATCAAATACTTGAAAGTACAAGATGGAATAGAGGAACTCCTGAATCTGTAGGAAATCCACCATTAGCAAAACAATTAGCTAAAACTAAATTTAAATTGTTAGTTTGTGGTCATATCCATAGTGGGGATCATAATATATTTGAATTTAATGGTGGCAAAGTTGTTAATGTATCTATTAAAAATGAAAATTATCAACCTATATATGAACCTTTTTATATAACAATTACAAAATGACATATATAGATAGCGTAAAAGAAATACTTAAAACTTGTCAAGTAGAATATGATTTAGCTAAACAAGCTTATTATGAAAAAGGTCAACGTTTAAATTTAGCACATGCTGAATTACAAAGAGTTTGTCCACATACTGAGACAGAAATAAGAAGAATTACTGAAGAAGGTAGTTATTATGATCGAACAAAGTATATTAAAGAAACTTATTGTACAGAATGTGGTTTATTTTTAGGTAGTACTTTTAGAACAGGAGGATATGAATGATGACTGAAAAAGAAATTTTAAAAGGAAATAAACTAATTGCACAATTTATGTGTGACTGGAGTAAAGAAGACAATAATTGGGTTTTTACATCACCTATAACAGAGCAAGGAATTATCTGGTATAAAGAAGTAATTAAAAATTCTGAAAATAATCTTAAATATCATTCATCTTGGAATTATATTATGCCAGCTTATTATAAATGGGATAATTTTTATTCACTTGATAATAAAATATTTGGTCATTATTCTGGATATGAATATTTATGTGATGAATTAGATAATGCAGTAACTAGATATGATATAGAAGACATATTTAAACAATTAGTTATTAATATCGAATGGTATAATATTGTAAAATAAAATGGCAAAGAAAGAAAAAGAAGTTGATGAAGAAATCATCGAAGAAGTTGTAGAAAAAGAAGGTGATACAAAAGGTAAAATTGTCATTGAAGAAAGTGATTTTAAAATGATCTCAAGTCGTCCAAATGATATGAGATTTTTTGATCTTTATCTAATTCACATTGTTAATAAAGGAAAACCTACGGAACGTTCTGAATTTAAATTAGTAGGATATGGTATCCAATTAAAAAATTGTTTAATTCGTATTGCTAATGTAAGAGCAGTAAATGACCCAGATCAAACTCATTTTACAAGTTTTAAACAATTTGTAGCACATTATAAAAAGTATGTTGACGAAGTTAAATTATTATTTGATCAATTACCTCAAAATTTAGATTAAATTATGAATAAAAATAAAGAAAAGGTGTCCGAGGGTACTATACATAATGTATGGTTTACCTCGGACACGTAGTAAACACATTATGGGCACATAAACATATGTAAAGCTGTAACTACTTGGGATGATGCAGATATCTCATGTCGAGATTTTCCATCAATAGAAGCAATGAACGATGGTATTGTTCATGCAATAAACTCAGTAGTTATGGAAGATGATACTCTTTATCACTTAGGTGATTGGAGTTTCAATGGAATAGATAATATATGGAATTTTAGGAAGAGAATTAACTGTAAGAATATACATTTAATCCTTGGTAATCACGATGAACATATAAAGAAAAACAAGGAAATTAAAATTCCTGCTGATGAAAGATATTTGCTTGAGAAATTAAATATCTTAGAAGATTATACTAAACGTTTTGAAGGATTTAGTCATATCAAATTACAAGATCTATTTAGTTCAGTACAATTAATACTTGAATTAGAAATAGATAAAAAATTATTAATTTTATCACATCACCCATTTGAAGAATGGTTAGAGATGGATAGAAAAAGAAGTTATCATTTACATGGACATAATCATCATAGATTAGATTATACTGATTTAAATATGTTTTATAGACGTAAAGATGTTGGTATTGATAATGATGAATTTAAAGTTTATTCATGGAATGATGTTAAAGAGTTAATGAAAGATATGGATGTTAAAATTCATAATTCTTAGATAAATAAATTATAAATTATTAAAAATTACATTGGAATGAAAAAAATTATTGAAAAAGAAACCCAAAAAAATCTTAATACTATTTCACAAACAAAAACAGATCCACCCTCCCCAATCGGACCTATTATTCCTAAAAAAAATTCTTAAAAATTATGAAACCAGTAGGATTATGCATTAAATTTATAAAATGGTTTCCTATTATTTCTACAATAGCTATAATAGTATCTTTTATTTTTGCATTGTTTAATATACCAGTAATAATAAATATATTATCTTATCCAGTATCTAGTCCAATTTCTACTTGTATTTTATTATTGCTTTTTTCTAAAGTATTTAAATTTTGTATGTGGCATAGAATTTTAATTATTAATTTATTAATAATTGCAATTTTTTCATGGATTAATTCTTTACATAGAATTACTACAGATATGGAAACTATTTGGATTATTTTATTAATAGCAAGTATTTCTGCATTATCCTCACTTATAATTTATTCACAATATGGATGGTTTAGAATTCATTTTAACAGAAGCTTTAGATTTATGTAAAAAAGGTAAATGTAAATATATTACTCCGGAAGAACTTATTATATTAACTGAAATTGTTCATAAACCTGAAACTATGGGTAGAGAAGATGCAGCTAAATATTTAGGATTATCTCTTAATAAATTTCATGAACTTAGATCTTCTGGAGTAATACCAGAACCTAGAAAAAGAAAAGGATTTAAAGAAAAGGAATATTACACATCTGACCTTCGTAAGTATCTAGAAGCCAATAAGTTATAAAGTTTTAAAATTTGTTCGTATAGTTTTTAAAAATGTAGTACCTTTGTACTACAAACTTTAATTATTATTACAAACTTTTAAAAACTTTAAATTATGGCACTTACATTAGATGGCATGATCCCAGCAATGGGAGGAACAGGAACTTCAGGAGCCGCTTTAGGCACAGGAGGTGGAATTTTAGGCGGGGGAATCGCCGGATTATTAGGTGGAGCGTTAGCAGGTGGATTACTTGGTGGACGTGGTGGTTGAGGTGGAGGATATGGAGCAGGATATGTAGCTCCAGCAGCAACAGCAGTAGCAACTGATGTAGTTCTTAATCCAGCATTTCAATCATTACAATCACAAATTACTAATTTAGGATCTCAAGTTGCTTCTGGTGACTTAAATAGTATCTTAAATAGTGAATTTCGTAGAGTTAATTCAGCAATAGATGGTGGAGCTGCAAATATTCTAAATTCTGTAGCTAATTTATCAACAGCACAAGCTACATCAGCTTTTACTACTTTACAAGGAATTAATGATTTAGGTCGTGACATTACTGCACAAAGTAATCAAAATGCATTACAACAATTGAATTCATTTAATAACCTAACAACTACAACGTTACAAGGTTTTAATGGAGCTGCAATGCAAACACAAAATGCTACTAATCAAATTATAGCTCAAGGAACTGCAAATGCTGCTGCAATGGCTCAATGTTGCTGTGAAATTAAATCATTAATTAATTCTGACGGAAATGCAACACGTTCATTAATTAATGACTTAAATGTACAAAATTTAAGAGATCAATTAGCTGCTGCTAACAATCAAGTTAGTAACAATGCTCAAAATCAATATCTGTTAAGTTCAATCTTAACTCATATTCATCCAACAGTAACAGGAACTACTATTGTCTAATTTTAAGATAGGGGAAGTAAAATCTCCCCTATTTTTTAAAAAAACTTAAAATTATGGCAAGTCCTTTAGTAGTTGGAACAACATCCGTAGTAGTAGCTCCTATTAATACTAGTAGAGCTAGTCTTCAAATCCAAAATACATCAGCAACACAAACTATTTATATTAAAAAAATTCCTATTTCAGGTTCTTTTACTGTAGTTAGTGCAACTGATTATGAAATGTTATTAACACCAGCAACAGCAACAGCAGCAGCCGGAGATGCATTTGTTACTAATTCAGTAGCATCATTCATGGCAATAGCTTCAGCAGCAGGTGGAGCAGTAGCAATCTACGAAACTAATAAAGTATCGTAATGGAAGAAGAATATATGAAAATTAGTTTTACTAAAGTTATTGACTTAGTATTAAATGAAGAACGTATGAAAATACGTAAATTTTATTATGATACACTTGGTAAAGCTACAGCAGATATAATGGATTCATACGTTTGTACAGAATCAGAAATTATGAAACTTTTAACTAAGTAACAACCTTAAAAAGGAGAGATATTTATATCCCTCCTTTTTTTATACTATATATTATGACACAAGAAACCCCCAACTACATAACTTTACTAGGATTAGGTGGAGAAAAAATTAATTGATTAAATGTAATCAATAGACCTACTTTTCTTAGTCAATTTGTAAATGATTTAAATCTTGGCTCTGGAGGAGTTCAAGTAAATTCAGATTGAAATGCCATTTCTGGAGTAGCAGAAATACTTAATAAACCTATATTAGCTCCTGTAGCTACTTTAGGAACTTATGCCAGTTTAACTGGTAAACCTATTATACCCACTTTAACATCACAATTAACAAATGATAGTGGCTTTATAACAAGTGCTGCTATTCCAACTTTAATATCAGCATTTACAAATGATGTTGGTTATATAACTAGTGCAGCTATTGCAGGAAAAGAAGATATATCTAATAAAGTTGTTTCTATTTCAGGTGCATCAACAGATGTACAATATCCAAGTGCTAAATTATTATATGATCAATTACAATTAAAAGCAAATATAGGATCATATTTAACATTAGATCAAACAGTACCACAAACAATTATTAATGGTTATCCAACTTTTAATGAAGGAATTAAACTTGGAAATGCACCACTTGTTGGTCCATTTGACCAAGGAAGATTATATTATGATGCTCCTAATAAAACAGCAGCTATAATGATTGCAGGAAATGTTACATTACAAATAGGTCAAGAAACAACAGTATTATGTTTTAATAATACAGGTTCAACTATTCTTAATGGTCAAGTGGTTTATTCTACTGGTCTTGTAAGTGATACTAGTACTATATCTTTAGCTATTGCAACATCAGAAGCTACATCCACAGTTCTTGGGGTTGCTACTCAGGATATTTTACCTGGAGATACTGGTTTAATTACTAATATTGGTGTAGTACATAATTTAAATACTTTAGGTTTTGTATCTGGAGCTAATGTATATTTAAGTCCTACAGTAGCTGGAGGACTAACTATGACTCCACCAACTGATCCATTACAATATGTAATTAGAGTTGGTAGAGTTGGTGTTATTAGTGCTACAGCAGGAACTTTATTTGTAAGAGTTATATTAAATAATGAATTGACTGGATTAAGTGATGTAACAATTACAGCTCCTGTCTTTGATCAGGTACTTAGATATAATGGAACTGAATGAATTAATGGTACGCAAGTATTGTATGGAGAAATGTATCAATATGAAAATGCTATTGCAACTAATATAACTAATATAAATCTTTATCATTCTATTAATAATTTTGGTGCTGGTTCATTACTTGGATTTACATTTAAAATTGGAGCAAGTGCTTCAATAGCAAGTGTAGCCAATTATAGTGGAACAATTCCTGGTACAGTATTAATAACAACTACAACACCACATAATTTACTTACAGGAGAACCAGTAACTCAGGTTGGTACAGTAGATTATAATGGAGTTTATACTGTAACATTTGTAACTATAAATTCATATTATATTACACATGCATTTACGTCAACTAGAACAGGATCAGTTAGTAGGGGAAGTACTCTACAGGTTAATCCAGGTTCAAATGCAGCATATGTTTTAGCATTTAGTGTTACAGCATTCCCATCAAATTCCACAGATACATTTAAGTTTGAATTATTTCAAAATGCAACGTCATTAGATAATATTGTAGCATCTAGAAGATTTCAAACATCAACAGATTATTCTGGAATGTCATCATCTGGGATAGTAAATGTTGCAGTAGGAGATTATATTTGGTTTGGTTGTATGAATCAAACAAGTACTGGAAATGTTACAGTTAGACATTCAAATGTTAATTTAAATAAAATATAAAATATGGAAAATCAAGGAATACAATTATCTGTTGCAAAAGTACCGGCATCAGAAGCAATACAAGGTACAATACAAGAAAAAACGGATACAAAACCTATAATATACCCAATAGTAGAAGAAATGACTTTTAGGGCGGTAATTAATAGTAATGAACAAGGAATGGCTTTACTAAGAGCTGTTCAGATTATAGTAAATGAATTTGGAGCTCAAACTTTAATTGAAATTATGGCTAAAGTAGAAGCAAAACCAAGTTTAATGCAAAAAGCTAAATCAGCTTTACCTTTTTTAGGAATGTTATAATGGAAATAAAAAAACCGTTATTAGATATAGCAGTATTCACTTTTTTACAAGATACTAATACAAACGGTACAACTGGAAAAAGTGATGAAGATGAAAAATTATCAATTACTATGGAATCAGTTTGTGGTGGATTAGATACTGAAGGTGGATTTTATGTTCTTAGAACAAAAGGATGGAGTATTAATGAACCATCTGATTTGTTAGATTTATTTGAACAAATGAAAAATATTAAATATGAGTAGAAAAATTAATGCAGAAATAGTAGCAGATAGTATAAATGAATTTGGTAATAGAATAACAACTTATTTGTTAACATTTCCAAGATTTATATTACCTGAATTAAATACACATCGGTTATTTACGCGCAATAGTGCAAGCAGTCGAGCCATTCCATTTGAAAAGATGGTAGCAATGGTAGAAACAGATCCATTTATTCCTATTGCATGGCAAAAAGATCACTCTGGTATGCAGGGTACAGAATATGTAACTGACGAAAAGCAGATAAGATTTAGACACGGTCAATGGCTTAATGCTAGTAGAAAAGCAATTCAATGTGCAGATGATTTACATGACTCAATTATTAAGAAAACATCAGTTGAAGATCCAGGGGAAATTATTTCTGAAGGAATAACTAAACAACTTTGTAATAGATTACTAGAACCATTTATGTGGCATACAGTATTATTAACAGCTACTGAATATGATAATTTTTTTGAACTTCGTTGTCCAAAATTTCATACTCCAGTAAGTGGAGAAGGTTTTTATTTTAAAAGTAAAAAAGATTGTATTAATAATCATAGTAATAAAGTAAATTTAACAAAATTAGAAAATTTTTCTTATTATGATTGGCAAAATATTAATACATCAGGTGCTGAAATTCATATTCAAGCATTAGCTGAAAGTATGTGGGATGTAATGAATGAATCTACACATAAATTATTAAAAGCAGGTGAATGGCATGTTCCTTTTGGTGATAAAATGAATATAGAATTAATGTCTAATGTTGCTCCTTATGAACAAACAGAGAATACTATTATTAAAATTGCAACTGCACGTTGTGCACGTTTATCTTATATGACATTCGATAAAGAAATCAATTATCAAAAAGATATTGATATGCATGATATGCTTAAAGCAAATAGGCATTTATCTCCTTTTGAACATTGTGCTCGCACTATGACAGAAGAAGAATATTATACTTTTACTAAAGGTCAAGGTAAATATATTGATGATGAAGGTGTTAGTTATGGAGTTCAATATTTTCCAGAATCAGCTAATGGTTGGTGTAATAATTTTAAAGGTTATATTCAATACCGTTATCTATTAGAAAGTGCAAACTAAAGAACAATTAACTGAAGAAGTTTCAAATGATATTTTAAAACTTATGGGAGGTTTAAAAGATAAAGTTTCTTATGATTGTTTATCATATGGAATAGTAAAAGATGCTTTAAATACAATTGGATATTATGATAATGATGATTATGATACTAATGGTTGGCAAGTAGATTATTGGAATACTTTTATCTATTTTAAAAATCCTACTGATATTTTATACATTAGTGGAAGTATGTATTATGGTAATTTAACTATATCAAGAGAAGAATAGAATGGAAAATTATAATATAAATTTATTAAAGACATTAGAAAATGGAAGATTTAAATTAATATTAGAAAGTGTTAATTTAAAAGAAGAATGTTTTAATTGTAGTTATTTTAATGAAAATGCAAAATCTTTATATAGGTGTGCAGTTATGCCACAATGTATAGGAATATCTTTATCATCGCAATTAAAAGATTTTTTATTAATTTATTTAAAATAATGGAACACTATCATAAATATAACGATTTACTTTTAAAAGAGTACCCTGCTTTTATTTATGAAGTAGAAATTTTTAAAAGAACCCAGGATTCTTGGAATTTAGAAGAATCAAGTATGTACAAATCCACTACGATTATAAAAGATCTAGTGGATTTTGTTATTTATACCTATACAGACTATCAACTATTTAAATATACTAATCTTCTTGCAGCTCCTTCAAATTGGTTAAAAGAAAATGCTATTTATATAGAAGTAGAAACTGCGAAGGAAAAACGTAAAAGAATTAAAGAAGAAAAAGAATTAAAAAAGGAATTAAATGAGACTTAAAGTAGAATTAGAAATAGACATTGACAATGATGAATTATTAGAAGGGCTTAATAATCTTGTTCATGATGATGAAGAAGATTATAGTACTAATTTAGATAATTTTACACAAAAACAAATCTTTGATTGGTTAGATACAACTAATTATATTGAAGAAGAAATTGTAGATTATGTATCTTTCATTGATTACAAAATAACAATATTATAATGAAAACAAATTTATTTGATGTAAATGGAATTGAAATCCAAATTGGAGATAAATATATAGTAGAAGGATTTGATACAATATATACAGTTTACTTTAAAGCTGGATGTGTATGTGGAGGTATAACAGAAAAACTTTGTTCTCCATTAGCTTGGGAAACTGATCCATATGATGAAGATGAATTAGCTGCTACAGAAGATTGTACTTGGTTAGAAATAATTATAACTAATGAAGTATAAATATGAATAAACCTATAAATGAAAACTATGCAGCAGTTGTAGTAAAAATTATTGCACTCGTCCCTCTTGATGGATGTGATAAAGTACAGGCCACAATTATAATGGGAAACCAAGTAGTTGTTGGATTAGATGTACATATGAATGAAATGGGATTATATTTTCCAGTTGAAACAGCCTTATCAAAAGAATATCTTAGTGCTAATAACTTATATAAAAAAGCAGAATTAAATAAAGATTCTACTAAAAAAGGTTATTTTGAAGAAAATGGACGTATTAAGTGTGTAAAATTTAGAGGACATAAATCTGAAGGATTATATATGCCTTTGAATTCTTTAGAGTTTATTACTAAAGGATATGCTGCAGAACTTCCGACAATTGGTGGATCATTTGATGAATATCAAAAAGTTCCAATTTGTTCTAAATATGTTATTAAAACTAATAAAATACAAGGTACACCTAATAGTAAAAAAGGTAAAGGAAAATTAGCAAGGGAATCAAAATTAATTGAAAATCAATTTAGATTTCATGATGATACTTCTATATTATATAAAAATTTACATAAGATTCATCCTCATGATTTAATTTCTATTACATATAAAATGCATGGTACTTCTGGTATTTCTGCTAAAATTCTATGTAAGAAACCTTTAAATTGGTTTGAAAAACTTGCTAGTAAATTTATAAAAGTAGTTGATACACATTATGACTATATTTATAGTTCACGTAAAGTTATTAAGAATCCAGATTTAAATCCTAATGCTGTTCATTTCTATGATACAGATATATGGGGTAAAGCTCATGAAATGGTTAAAGAGTTCTTATCTGATGGGATGACTTTCTATTATGAAATAGTAGGATTTTTACCTTCTGGTGGATATATCCAAGGTCCATTTGATTATGGTCAAGAAGAGGGTAAATTTGAAATCAGAATCTATCGTATAACTTATACTAATCCATCTGGAAAAGTATTTGAATTCAGTGCTCACCAAGTACAAGATTTCTGTAAAGAAAAAGGTCTTTTGGCTGTACCAGAATTGTATTATGGAAGTGTATTTGATTTTATGTTTAGATATGCTGAACTATCAGTACAAAATCCAGAAAACATGGAAGATTTCTTAAGTGTTTTAAAGGAAATGTATAATGAAAAAGATTGTTATATTTGTAAGAATAAAGTTGTAGAAGAAGGAGTTGTAATAAGAATTGAAAAAAATGAATTCGAAGCATATAAATGTAAATCTTTTGGTTTTTATGAAATGGAGAGTAAAAATCTAGATAAAAATATTATTGATATAGAATCTGAGAATTAATTACTAAATAAAAAAATAAAATAATGGAAAAGACTATAAATGTTTCAAAAATAAAATTCAATCCAATTGAAATTTCTATAAATATTAAAATAACTTCTTTAGATGAATTAAATGATTTTATTAAATTTGAAAATAATGGGTCAGAAATATGTGATTATGATGGAAATAATTGTAACACTCTTACTACTTTAGTAGAAGATATTTGTACTGCAGTTGTAGAACAATTATAATATGCAAGAAGTTCAAAAATTAATATTAACCCAAGGTATTCCTGCTTCAGGAAAATCAACGTGGGCTAAACAATTTGTACTAGAATCCCCTTTAACTCGAGTAAGAGTTAATAGGGATGATATACGAAATATGCTAGGTAAATATTGGGTTCCACAACGAGAAAATTTAGTTACTTATATAGAAACTAATTGTGTTATAGAAGGACTAACAGCAGGTTATACTGTAGTATTAGATGCTACTAATTTAAATCAAACATATTTAAATAAATGGATTAAATTTGCTTCAATATATGAAATTAACATTGAATATAAACAATTTCCTATTAAATTAGAAGAAGCAATTTTACGTGATTCTTTACGTGAAAATCCAGTAGGTGGCAAAATTATAACAAATTTTTATAATAAATACAATGAAAAATTTTAATAAATATATAATTCATGTTGAAACTGCTTGGTGTGGTGAATATAATGATTATGCGGCAATAGCTGAAGATGAAATTGATTTACTTAATCTTGCTGAAGAATTATCTTATAATAATTTTGCAGATTTTAGTGGTTTTGAGCAGGTTTTATCCGATTTATTTGCAGAACAACTTGAAGAAGGTGAAGATTATACTGATGAAATGATTAGTATTGCAGAAAATCAAGAATATGATTATTATTCAAGTTCAATTTCTTTATTTGAAGGAACTGATGAAGAGTGGGAAGATTATGAATTAGTTTATGATGCAAGTTTAAAAACAGAAAGCAATGGAGTTGATTAAAAAAGGAGATTTAGTAAAAATAGAAAAATTATCTGATGATGTTTTTAATGGAGAACATCCAAATAAAATTAATAAAGGATACACTCAAATTGGAATTTTACATAATAATGTAATAGTAGGTGATTGTGTGTATCTAGGAGGTTTAAGAACTTCACCAGTAACTGAAATTATTTCTAATTCTATTTTTAAAACAAGAAATTCTACATATCAAATGACTAAAGATTTAACTGATGGTCGTATTGAAGCAAATTCAGAAGTAGAAGAAGCAGAACGTTTTATGGAAGAAATAGGTAATCTTTATATTTCATAATGTTAACTTATTCTGATAAACGAAATGCAGCTAATGTTTATTTAGTTAATCAGTATTTAGAAGCTGTTACTATGGCTGCTGAAATTCGAGATGCATTTGTATCTGGTTCAGAATATACTGAAGCTCACTATAAATGTGAAATAGATATTTTAAAGCAAAGAATAGAAAACCTAACTAGTCAAATAGGTGAGATAATTGGCGGAGTTCTTCAAGGAACTTATCAAATAAAAAACTAATGGCAAAAACAAAAGATTCTTTACAAGAGTATTATATTTATAATGCTGACGGAGAACTAGAGGATATTGTTACTTTTACCAAACAAGCTGCAACATTATATCAAAAGAAATTTCCAATGTCTCTTATTGAACCAGTAGATTGCGATTATACTGAGTATAATGATTGAAACAGTAAAAGGAAAATTAGTCGCTAAAAAAGTAGGAATTTATTTAGTATATGTATTTGAATTAGGAATAGATAAATATATAATGTGCACACAACTTCCAAATTGGGATATATCACAAATTACTATTGGTGATATAGGGTATATTACATATGAAGATGCAATTGCTGGAGATAAATATTTTGATCCAAAAACAGGACAATTTAATATTTATAATTTTACTAATACATATATTAGAGATTTTGTTAAAGATATGGAAAAAAAAGATATAGAAATAAAAATAATATAGATAATGAAAGAAACAAGTAAAATAAAACTAGAATCTTATATTTGGAAAAATAAAAAAGATTTAAATAGTGCTGAACAAGTTAGTATAAAAATGATTGATTTATCAGAAGATATTTTAAATGAAAAATATACTCATTGTAAAACAATGCTTTTAAATACATCTAAAGAACATCCTGGTAGATATGTAGTTCTTGAAGAAATAAGTAAACAAATTAATGACTGTGGTGCTGAATTATTAATAAGGTGGTTTGAAGCTATTGATTGTAATCCAAAATATACAAGATTTACTTTACTTACTGAAATTAGAAATTCATTATTTAAAAATCAGGATACATTTGCTGATCAAGAAGTAAGAATGCAAAATTTATATAGTGGTTTACCACCACAATTAAATGGTATAACAATTGCTTCTGTATTAAAAGGTTGTAAAGATACTTTAGGTAAGTTTAATAGAAAACATATAACAAAAACATTTATTATTAAACAAGGTTTATGGTTTACAGCTCAAGAAACTAAAGAATTTACAGAAATTTCACAAGCCAAAACTATGTCTGAAAAATTAACTGTTGTTAAGGAAAGACTTGGAATTAATACTGCTTTAGAAATTCCAGTAAATGCAGCAGGATTAAATTATGTACAATTTCGTGCAATGATTTTATTAGGAGTTAGTAAAAAATATTCTGAATTAACTACACTTCAATTAGAAACTTTAAGATATAAAATTTTATTTGCTTTGGAAGAAGAAGTATTATTTCATATTAAAAAGTGGGTTACTTTAATGGAGCAAATTGAAGAAGTTGCAGAATTTAAAAACTATAAATTGGTATAATGTTAAGTGAAGTATATGATTTAGAATGTTTATCTAATTTATTTACATATACTGGATATTGTCGTCAAACAAAAACGTATCATCAATTTGTAATTCATAAATTGAGAAATGATTATGAAGAATTAATACATCATCTTTTTAGAGATAAATTAATTCAAATAGGTTATAATAATGATAATTATGATTATCCATTATTACATCATATTATTCGACATTATCATGAATATAAATATTTAGATCCAATGACAATTACTGCTAGGATTTATCAAAAATCTCAAGAAATAATTGCAAATCAATTTTCACAAGTTGCAGATTGGAATAAAAAAATAGAACAAATTGATTTATTTAGAATTTGGCATTATGATAATAAAGCTAAACTTACAAGTTTAAAAGCATTAGAAGTTGCAATGAATCTTCCTATTGTAGAAGATATGCCATTTCATCATACTCAATGGATATCTACTATTGAAGATATTAATAGTATTTTAGCTTATAATAAACATGATGTTGAAGCAACTAATGAATTTTTGAACATTACTTTAGGTAATACTGAAAATCCATTATATAAAGGTAAAAATAAAATTGAATTAAGACAAAAAATTCAACGACAATACGATTTACCTTGTATGAATTATAATGATATTAAACTTGGAACTGAATTAATTCTTAAATTATATTGTGATAAATTTGGTTTAAATATAAATGAAATTAAAAAATTAAGAAGTTATCGAAAAGAAATACAATTAAAAAATTGTATGCCAATTTGGACTAATTTTAATGATAAAGAATTTGATTTATTAATAAATAAATTTAATTCAACAACTATTTATGATGGTATACTTAAAAACGTATTTTCATTTAGTGTAATATATAAAGGAACTAAACTTGATTATGGTGTTGGAGGATGTCATGCTTGTATAAAATCTGGAGTATATGATTCAAATGATGAATATATGATTTTAGATATTGATGCTGATGGTCTATATCCATGTCTTGCTATACAACAAGGTTTATTTCCTGAACATTTAGGAACTGGATTTTTAGATATTTATGATGGAGAAATTGTTAGTGTAAGATTAGCAGAAAAGAAAAAACCTAAAAAAGAACGAGATTTTGTTATTGTTGAAGGATTTAAACTTGCTGCTAATGGAAGTTATGGTAAAACTAATTCAGAAGATTCATATTTATATGATCCTTTATATACTCTTAAAACTACTGTTTCTGGTCAAGTTATGATTAGTATGTGGATTGAAAAATTACATAAAGCTATAAAAAATTTAGTTATTCTTCAAGTTAATACTGATGGTATTACTTTAAGATTTAAAAGATCTGATTATCAAAAAGCTATTGATGTTACTACTGAAATGACTAATATTACGGGATTAACTTATGAATTTAATGAGTATAAAAAAATGATTATTAGAGATGTTAATAATTATTCTGCTCAATATATGGATGATCATATAAAACCTAAAGGTGCTTTTGAAATTAATAAAGATCTTCATAAAGATCCATCAATGAGAATTGTATCTATTGCTTTAGAACAATATTTTTTCTTTGGAATTCCAATAATAGAAACATTAAGAAAACATGATAATATTTATGATTTTTGTTTACGATTAAAAGTTGATAGTAGATTTGAAGCCCAATGGCATTATCTTGATGAAATAATGAAAATTAAAAAATTAAGTAAAACTACTAGATATTTTGTATCAAATCATGGAGGTGCTTTATATAAAAAATCAACTGATGGAAGTGGAAAAATAGCTGGAGTAAGTGTAGGAGTTGTAACAACTATATTTAATAATTATGAATCAAAAATTATGTCTGAATATGATATTAATTATGATTTTTATATTAAAGAATGTAATAAATTAATTAATTTAATTGAAGATAAACAATTGTGTTTATTTTAAAATTTTTATCAGAATTATAGTTTTTATATAGAAAAAATTTTGTATCTTTGTATTATAATATTAAATAATACAAAATGAAAGTATGCACAATTTGTGGAAAAAATGATACAGAAACTAAGTTTTATAGTAATCATAAATGTTCCAAATGTAAAAATAAAGAGGAAAGTAAAAAAAGAGCTGAAAAAGCTGGAAGAGAATATATACCTAAAGAAACAGTAGATATTCCAGAAGGACATAAACAATGTACCAATTGTAAAAAAATATTATTATTAGAAAATTTTTATATTTTAAGTGCTAAAAATAAAGATGGAAAAAATAAAATATATTCAAGATGTAAAGAATGTGAAAGACAAATAGTATTAGAACATCCTAACAGACAAAAATATATTGAAACATGTAATGATAATAAAAATATAAAACGAAAAGAAGATTCTGAATATAATGATTATTTAAATAAAATAAGTAATGATTATTTAAATACAGAAAATGGTATAATAACTCATATGTTATCTGCTGCTAAAAAAAGAGCTAAAAAAAATAATTTAGATTTTAATTTAGTAAAAGAAGATATTATACTTCCTACACATTGTCCAATTTTAGGAATTGAATTAATTAAAGGAACAAAAGATGATTATTCTAAAACTTATTCTTTAGATAGAATTAATAATTCTAAAGGTTATATTGTTGGAAATGTTCAAGTAATTTCAATGTTAGCAAATTCAATGAAAAATTCAGCAACAGAAGAACAATTAATTTTGTTTTCTAAAAACATAATTAATTATATAAGTAATGAGTAGTAGAGATGATAGACAGCTAGAAGCTGTAGAAAAATGGATTAAAAATAGATGTAATGGAACCTGGGAATTTTGCACTGGATTTGGAAAAACTACAGCAGCAATTATTGCTATCAACAGATTTATTGTAAAAAATCCAAGAAAAAAAATTATAGTAATTGTACCTACTGATTATTTAAGAGGTCAGTGGATATCTATATTAGATAAAAAAGGATTAAGTTTTAATGCAGAAGTTAAAATTATTAATTCTGCAATAAAACAACCTTTTTTTTGTGATCTCTTAATACTCGATTAGTAACTTTGTCGAGTCTAAATTCGTTTAACTGCGGGAATAACCTTAGAGTCTTTTTAACCAAATTATAGTAGTAATACATATAATGGCTTTCAGTAATGATGAAAGATATGGTAAAATCAAAAAGAATTGGTCAATCCGCATCCAAGTTTCCAAATAAATTTTGGAAAAAGGTTCACAGACTATCCCGTAAGGGAGTACATTTAAATTTCAAAATATTTTGGAATTCATTTGGAAATGGCGAAAATTTTTGCTATCTTTGCATATTATTAAAAATTAAAAATATGCAAGAAAAAATTAAAAAATATGTATTTTATACATTAAGTAGTGAATCAAATTTGCAAGATGTTAGATATGTTGGAGTAACAAGTTGCACTTTAAAAAGCAGATTATCACAACATAAATATACTGGAAAAAATCCTTTAAAAAGGGTTACTCCTGTTGCAAAATGGATTTACAGTTTAATGTTAAAAAATGAAAATGTCATTATTACACAAATTGATGAATGCGATGTTACAGAATGGGAAAATCTAGAAATAGACCTTATTCAAAAATATAAAGAATTAGGATATAAACTTTTAAATATTGATAAAGGTGGTAGAGGATCTATTACAAAAGAAAAAAGAGTTATTTCGGGAATTCAAAGATCTATTTCTGCGCACGAAATAAAAATTGTACAATTAGATTTACTAGGTAATTATATTAAAACATATGATTCAATTGTAAAAGCCTCTAATGAACATAATTTTTCAAGTTCCGGTGCAATTAACAATGTTTTAAAAAAAAGATCAAATACAGCTGGTGGGTATTTTTGGTTATATGAATCTGATTTTTTAAATAAAAATTATGAACTTATACCTACAAAAACTACTAAAGAAAGTAAGGGTTTTAAACATTATCAATATAATAAAGATACTTTTAAATTAATAAAAGTATTTTTAAGTAAAAGGGATGTTATATCTGAATTTTTAAATAGTGGAGATTCCAATGCTGGTAGTTTAGATACAGCTATTAAAAATAAAACTATGTGGAAAAATTCTTTTTGGAGTCTTAGTCCTATACTAGATTTTACTGATTATTTTGATAATACTTTTAAAATTTTTGAAATAGATTCAATTGGGTCTATTTTAAATAAATTTAAAACTAATGTTGAAGCAGCTCTTTATTTTAATTTAAAGGATTGTACTATTAGTAATCAAATTCGTAATAACACAAAAACAAAAAATAATACATATTTAATAAAAAACACAAAAATTAAGATATAGTCGGACTTATAGTGAAAATTATAGGATAGCATGGAAGTTCATGCGTATGCTGCTGAATCATTTTATACTATATTTGATGTATGTAAACCTAAAATGATATTAGGATTAACAGCAACATTTGAAAGATTAGATGGTAAGCAAACATTATTAGCTAAATATTGTCCTATTATTGATACTATTACAGTCAAAGAAGCAACTGCAAAAGGTTGGGTATCTCCTTATAAGGAATACAAAGTAATGATTGATGTTGATTTAACTGAATATAATGCAGCTAATTTAGAATTTATGGAACATTTTGCATTTTTTGATTATCAGTTCAACACAGCAATGGGTTGTATGGCTGGTATTAGAAAAGGTACTGAATTAATATTAACTAGTAGACAATGTATAAAAGCATATGCTAAATTTATTCAGCCTGATCCAAAATTTGAAAAACAAATTATAGCTGAAACTGCTGCTCATGCATTTGCATGGGGTAGGGCATTGAAAGCACGTAAGGAGTTTGTAAAAAATCATCCTAAGAAAATTGAAATTGCAGAATTAATTCTAGCACATAGACCTGATTCTAAAGCTATTACATTTAATGCAACTATTGCACAATGTGAAAAATTTAAAGTAGGTTTAGTAGTGCATTCAGGTAAAACTAAAAAGAAGAATAAAATTACAATGGAAGAATTTTGTTTGCAAGATACTGGAGTAGTTCATACTAGTAAAGTATTAAATGCAGGTGCGGATATTCCAAAATTAAATTTAGGTATTATTTTATCTAATAGTAGCTCTTCAACTGAAAGAATACAGAGAATTGGTAGGATTATTAGAAAAGAAGCTAATAAAAATGCTGAAGTATTTTCATTAATTCTAAGAGGAACAATGGAAGAAAATTGGTTTAAAAAGAGTTCAGTTGGTTTAAGTCATTTCGAAATAAATGAAAATGAACTAATGAATATCTTAACGAATCAAGAATTAGTAAAACAAGAAGTAGTACAAGAAAAACAACAATTTTTATTTACATTTTAATATGACAAAAAAAGAAATTATAGAAGTATTTGAAAATGCAAAAACTGATTATGTAGCCGAAATGAATAATACATTTATCGGTTTATCTATTATAGCTAAATATTCAAATTATGTTGTTCAAGGTGCGAATCATGATATGATTTGGAGTGAAGATCTTGATAATTTAATTGATGCAGATATTACAGATGAAGATATTATGGATTTAACATCTTTAGGTTTTTTCATTGAAGATGGCGAGTATTTAGCAAAATATGTATAGTATAAATGAATTTCGAGGAGAATATTATTTTTTAAGTAACTTTTATGAAACTCCTGTGGTATTTGAAGGAGTAGAATACGCTAATAATGAAGCAGCTTTTCAAGCTCAAAAAGTATTAGATAAAACTATTCAAAAAGAATTTATATTCTTATCTCCAAATCTTGCTAAAGCCAAAGGTAGAAAAGTAAATCTTAGAGCTGATTGGGAGAAAGTAAAAGATTTATTAATGTACAGAATAGTTCTTGCTAAATTTACTCAAAATCCAGATTTAAAAACTAAATTATTAAATACGGGAACATGTCAATTAATTGAAGGTAATACTTGGAATGATAGATATTGGGGTAAATGTAAAGGTACTGGTTTAAATAAATTAGGATTAATATTAGAATCTATAAGGCAACAATTAAAATAATTAATATGGATACAAACTTAATATCAGATGGTTATCATACATTTGGAGAGTTATATGACTTTAGAAAAGTGTATAATGCAGCATTATTTAATGAATGGGCTCAATATGATATTCCTAAATATAATGTACATAAATCTTGGAAACATAGCGATGGAGAATTATGTTTTGGAGGTGGTTGGTTTATAGTAATGGCTACATTACCTTCTGGACAAATTAGTAATCATTATGAAGATAAAGATTGGGATTTATTTAAAATTCCAGAATATGAATTAGCTGATAAATTTGATGGGCATACACCTAATGATGTAATAACAAGATTAAAACAATTAAATCACTGGGGACAGTAATAAAGCCGTAACTGGTACAATAAGTAGTGGTTAAGAAAACTTAACCAATTTGAAACAAATAGAATTATCAATAGATAGAGAACTTGACTTTATGATTAAGTACCAACTATTTCCTGAAGAATTTTTAATTATTCAATTAATATTTTTAGCACAGGAAGATCATAGTGAATATTTAAGCAAATATTTTAGTCAAATGCCTCTAAAAGGTGCTCCACGAGATACTCTCTTAGCCTTACAGGAAAAAGGAATTATTAATAAATCCTATAAAATTCCTGAAAAAGGAGCAACATTTAATCCACGTGATGTAGATTTTAATAAAGTATTTCTAAAATCCTTCAATCAACATTCTGGGGATATGGGAATGGAATTATTTATGACTTATCCAAGTTTTGTAAATATTCAAGGTCGTCAGTGTTCATTAAAGAACATTAGTAAACTATTTAAGAGTATGGATGATTTTTGTTTTGCTTATGGCAAAGCTATTAAATTTAATCCAGAAATGCATGCTAAAATTATGGAATTATTAACTTTTGGAAAAGAAAATGATCTTATCCATTATGGTATTACAGAGTTTGTAATTAGTATGAAATGGTTAGAAATTGAAGAACTAAAATTGTCTGATAATATTAACGGTTATAATAATTCTGAATTGTTATAATATGGGAGTTAATAAATTATACAAAAACGTAAAACGTGGTAAGGAGGGTAAGAATGTTGGAATTTCAACAGGAATGCCTAAATTAGATTCCGTTATTTATGGTATTCAAAAATCATATTTATACACAATTGGTGCTGATACTTCTGGGGGTAAAACTTCATTTGCATTAGATGTATTTGTATATAATTTAATTAAGAATGCTGAAAATATACCTATATCTATTTTATATTATTCATTTGAAATGGCTGCTGATGTACTATATGCTAAATTAATCTCACGATATATCTGGGATGAATATCATGAAATTGTAACTTATGAAGATATTTTATCTTTGACTAAACCAATTTCAGATTCTCAAGAAAATTTAGTTAATTTAGCTAGAGGATGGGTAGAAACTCTTTCAGAGCATTTAACTATTTTTGATAAAGCATTAACACCAAATGGAATTTATAAAACTTGTGTAAACTGGTTAAGTCAATTTGGCACATTTGTACAAGTAGATGAACATACTGAAAATTATATTAGTGATGATCCATCTAGATATAAAATAGTTCTTATTGATCATGTTGGATTAATTTCTGGAAGTGATGCTAAAAAAATAAGAATTGATACAGTTGTTGATACTTTTATTTATCTTAGAAATAAGTGCGGTCTAACTGGTGTATTTATACAACAATTAAATCGTAATGCAAAAGGGATGGATCGTAAAACTAATGGATATGAGCTTATTCAATTAGATGATTTTAAAGACACTTCAGGAACTACAGATGGTTCGGAAGTCGTATTAGCTCTCTATTTTCCTTATAGAGAAAAGATAGCTACATGTGAAGGTTACCCAATACAGAATGTATTGAAAAAACGCTTTAGATTAACGCAAATCCTGAAAAATCGGTATGGACAAGCTGACCTAAACCTTGGAACTTCGTTTTTTGGAGAAATAGGAATGTTTAGAGAAATGCCAAAAGCTAAAGAAATTGGCGATTATGAACCTTATTTAGAGTTAAAAGCTCCTAAAATAGAACATAAAATAGATGATACAGAACATGTGGAGACACAAATAGATGAAATAAAACATCAATTTCAATTATAAAAATGGGATTATTACCAATGGCTAAAAGCCAAATTAAAACTTCAAATCCAAAAAATTTAATACTTTTTGGTTTACCAAAAGTCGGAAAAACAACAGCATTATCGTTCCTTCCTAAAGCTCTTCATATTGACCTTGAAGATGGGACAGATTATATCTCAGCTTTTACATATAAAGCTAAAACGTATATGGATTTGTATAAAATTGCAATGGAGTTGAAAGACAATCCAGGACAATTTGATTTTACAATTTTAGATACTATTACCGCATTAGAAGATATAGTTCTTCCATATGCAAATAAATTATATAGAGAAACCTCTATGGGTGTTAATTTTGATGCAGAAACAAGTGTATTAACATTAGCTAATGGTGCAGGTTATTTGTATTTAAGACAAGCAATGCAAAGAGTTATTGGTTGGTTTGAAAAAGTCTCTCCAAATGTTATTTTAGTAGGGCATGTTAAAGATAAAGCATTAAATGAAAATGGTACTGAATTAAATGTAAAAGATTTAGATCTTACAGGAAAAATTGGTCGTATTTTAAGTGCTGGAAGTGATGCAATTTGTTATGTTTATAGAGACATAGAAACTACAGATTTAATGGCTAATTTTGGAGATATGAATTCTGTATTATGCGGTGCTAGAATGCCACATCTTGCAGGAAAAACTATCTTACTTGCTCAAAGACAAGAAGATGGAGGTATTAAAACATTCTGGGAAAATATTTATCCCTCATTAACACAAAATAAAGAATAATGATAGCAGTAAAAGTAACATTTAATTTCGATCCAGAAACAACATCCGTATGTGATGTAGTATGTTCTGTAGGTGATGTTGTTGAAAAGAAAACAACTACAAAAAAGTCAACAGTTAAACAAGTTGGTAAAGCATTAACAGGTTTAACAATAGTAAGAGAAGAAGGAAAATTAGTACTTTCTCCAGAGTTAATTACACTTTTAGGAGATGAAGATGAAATTAGAGTATCTATAAGATATGATAAAGTTGATGGTGTAATTACTCCATTCTTTGGTAATGACTTAGCATTCGGAATTAAAGGCGGTAATAAACTGGCTAAAGCTGGTACAGTAGCCTATAGAGGCAAGGCTAATGAAATTTTAGCAGAATTTGGTGAAACATTCTCATTAGAAGAATCAAAACCAGGAATTTATATGTTAGTGGGTGATAAAGTATATGTACCTAAAGACATACCGGTTAAAGAAGCCGTAGCAAAAGTGAGAGATATAGAAGTTTCTGGAAATGAAACAACAGAGTTGACAGAATTTACAGATTTTAATTTATAAAAAATAATAAGAAATAATGAGTGATTTTAATTTTAATGAAACAGCCGGTGCAGCTCAAAGCACAAGTCGTCCACAACTAAAAGGAAATGCAATCTATGATGTTACATTTGACGGAATAGAAATTAAAGATATGGCTGGTAAAAAAGATCCAACCGCAATGTATAATGTATTGAATATCAAATTCTCTAATAAAGAGGGTTGGTTTTCACATACAATTTTTGAACCAAGAGAAGAAGATGGTAAACGTAGAGAAACTACTTTTACAAATGATAAAGGAGAAGAAAATGTTGTTCCTCAATTATCTAATAATGAAACTATGATGTTAATTTTTAAGCATTTAATTGATGCTGTTAATCCTGAATTAGGTGCATTAATTGATAAAGGTGAAGCTGGTAATCAAATGAAAATTACTGGTAATGATTCTCATTCTACATGGTTATCTTTACGTAATGTAATGAAAGCAGCTACTGAATCTGGTATTGGTAAAGAAGTAAAATTGAAATTAATTGTAAATAAGAAGGGTGAAGCAGTTTTTCCTTATTTTGCAGCAATTGATAAAGAAGGTAAGAAATATATGAAATTCAATTTTATCGGAGAAAATGTATTTTTTAATGCTAAAGAAATTGCAGCTTTAAAAAAAGTAGCTGGTGCAAAACCAACTAAAATAGGTGAATCATTTGATTTATCTATGGCAGGTGAACCTAGTACAGGTGCTGGATCAGAAGCTGATATGGATTTTAAATTGTAAAATAAAATTGTGATTTAATGTTTGAAATACCTAAAAACGAAGAGCGAATCACAAAAGAACTTTTATTAAAGTATAATTCAGAAGAAACTTATATGGAAACTTATCTTGGAATCCCCGTAAAAAAGGGACTCCAGATAAATCCTATGAGAACTGATAAACTACCAACTGCCTCATTCTTTAGAAATCAAAAAAATGATTTAATATTTCATGATTTTGATGGATCATTTTATGGTAATTTTATTTCAGTAGTAATGTATCTTTTTAACTGTAGTTTTTATATAGCTTTAAAGATTATTGCTAATGATTTTGGGATAATTAAATCAAATAATTATACACCTCATATAGCTGAAATTAAAATATCAGATATAAAATTTACAGAAAAGCAGTCAACTAGTAATATTCAAGTTGCAATTAAAGAATTTACCCAAAAAGAATTAGATTGGTGGAATTCTTTTGGTATATCTCCAAAAACTTTAAAAAAATTTCATGTTGTGTCTTGTGCACATTCATTTTTAAATGGATTTTATTTTTCATCTTCTTCTGATAATTCTCCAATGTTTGGGTATTATGGAGGAAAAAAAGATGAAATGGAATTATGGAGAGTATATATGCCAACAAAGAGAACTTATAGATTTTTAAGTAATTGGAAAGGATCTTTTTTACAAGGAGCTAAACAATTACCAGTAAGAGGTAATAATTTATTAATTACTAAATCTATGAAAGATGTAATGTCTTTATTTGAACTCAATATAAACTCAATTGCACCAACTTCAGAAAATGTATTAATGTCATATGCACAATATGATAGATTACATAAGAAATTTCCTAATATTTTTATATTAATGGATAATGATTTAGCTGGAGTACGAGGTGCACATAAATACAAAAAAGCATTTCCTGGATTGAAATGTATATTTATTAAACGTAAATATTCAAAGGATATCAGTGATATGTGTAAGAAAAAAGGACTAGCACATTTTTTAGAGTGTAGTGATGAATTACAACATATATTCGATGATGAATATATAAAACAAACTAAACACTTTTATGTGTTTAAATAAATAATCATAGTATGGCATTTCCAAAGAAAAAAAAGAAAGATGTAGCGGAATTACCATTCTGAGCGTCTTCTCCTGAGCAATTAGAAACACATGTTCCTCAAAAATCAGGAGGAAAAAAGAAAGTCAGTTCAATTAAATCAGAATATGATGGTATTAAATTTGACTCTCAATTAGAAGTATATTGCTATAAAGCATTACAAGCTGCAGGATTGTGGTTTGAATATACTCAAAAAACATTTACAATATCTGAAGCATTTAAATGTATAGGAGAAAGTTATGAACCAGATAAAAGAAAAGGAGATGGGATGTATCCTAAATCTAAATCTTTGCAGAGTGTTAAATATACCCCGGATTTCATAGGAGAAGAATTTATAATTGAAACTAAAGGAAGGCAGAATGAAGCTTTTCCTATGAGATGGAAATTATTTAAACGATATCTATTTGAAAATAATCTGAACTATGATTTATATATGCCAAAAAATCATAAACAGATTGATGAATGTATTAAAATGATTAAAGAAAAAATGTAATAAAAAGGATGCCATATGGTATCCTTTTTTTATGAAATAAATACTAATATGGTAGCAGAAGAAGCAAGAAAACAATCATTAAATAATGAATATAATTATATTTTACAATTAATTGATAATCAGATAAATCAAGGTAGATTATATCTTGATTTAAATTATATAATATCTAATATAACAAAAACTAAGTTATTAGAAAATCATTATGAAATTAATATTTGTGGTGGTTCAGAGAGACAACCATTTTATACACAGATAGAATGGTAAAAGGAAAAATATATATAAATAAAAGTAGAACTATAGTAATGTGTACTAAAATAGATTCTAGTAAATATTTTGAAGGAGTAGTTCTTTATAGTGATATACAAAATGATATTGTAGGAATATACTCTAAATTTATGATTAAAGAAGAATATACTGAAATGGAGGGAATATTAACATTAAGTAATTTACATATTAAAGAATAATGGAAAAAGAAGATTTAACAGAACACTTAACTACAATTTTAAGAATATACAATATTGAATATAGTCAAGAATTGTATGATGAATTAGTTAATATATTAGAAATGGCCTTTGAACAAGGTTATGATCAATGTGATCGTGATAATGATAATTTATAAAAGAACAATATGATTATAGATATAATAACACAAATAACACTATATTTTGAATTTAAAGAATATAATGATTTAATAGAAGAAATCAACAATTATTTAGAAGAGAATGGTTCAGATTTTAATGACACTTTGGAGATTATTCAAGAAGAATTATTTTCTACTGAAAAACAAATTTCTCCGTATACAATGATGAGTACTTTATCATTTAAATATGCAGGAGAATTCTTTAAAGATATAAAAGAAGATATTGAAGAAATTGATAATGATGATTATCCATTACTTTGTAATTTATTAATAACAATAGCAAATAGTATTTAATGGTAATTGAACAAGAATTAAAACAAGGAAATCCAGAAACTGTTAATGCAGGATCAGAAGTAGTAATTAATGAAAATAAAAAAGTAATCTTTATGTCTGGTAACACAAATTTGACAGAAAAACAATTTTTAAATTATTATGCTGTTCAAATTTCTGAATTAGTAAAAGATCCAAATATTTATTTTAATATAAGTGATGATAATGGTTGTGCAGTAATGCTACAACAAATATTTGATCGTTTATTGGAAGATAAATCAAGGGTCAATGTATTTCATACAGGTAAAACTCCAAAAAATATTGCTGCAAACTTTATTTTAATTGGTGGATTTACTTCATTAGAAGAACGTGATGCAGGTATGACATTGTCTAGTAATTTAGATTATCATATCATAATACCAGGTACAGGTCGTACTTTAGTTGAACGTAATATCTGTAGACGTAATACTCCAGAGTATAATTATAATCAACATTGGTTAAAAGGAAATAGACAGTTTTGGAATTTATTTAAAAAACAAGAAGAAGTAAAATAATATGAATTTAAGAATAGGATTAGACATAGATGATGTCTTAGCAGGCTTTTTTGATATGTATAAAGTAACATTTACCAAACCAAAAGATATGGTAGATGCTAACATTACCAAAAATGTATTAAAATTAAAAACTAATAGAGAATTTTGGGTAACACTTCCAAAATTAAGAGATATTGATTTTGTTCCCGCCATTTACTGTACAAAAAGAATTTCACCAAAAACTTGGACTAAAGATTGGCTTGCTGCTAATCATTTTCCAGAAAGAAGTGTATATCAAATGTACTATCAAAGGGGTGATAAATCTACTATGATAAAAGGTAAAGTAGATGTATTTGTGGATGATTCTATTAGTAATTTTATGAAAATTAATAAATCTGGAATTCCATGTCTTTTAATGGATGCCCCACATAATCAAGGATTTGAAACTCCTTATCGTATTTATACGCTAACTCTAGCGGAAATTAAAGAAAAATATAGTGAATTTAACAAACTATAAAGTTAATTTTTTACTTGAAACAGTAAATAAAAAAGAAATGTCAGATGTAGAGTACTTCTCGGATGCCTATAAAGGGTATTCGAGTAACTCTAAATTATCTTATATTAATCCTGCACAGGATGGTTCTCCACAAAAATATAGAGATGGATTGAAATCATCTTATAATTCTTCATTTGATTTTGGATCAGCAGTACATGCTTTATTTCTTCAACCAAATGATTTTGTATTAAGTGATTATAGTGAAAAACCTACTGCTAAATTAGGAGTATTTGTTGATGAATTTAGAAAGTTTAGATTGAAAGGTTTAAGTCTGATCGATGCATCTATAGAAGCTTCTGTAAGTGCTGATTATTATAGTGGTAAGTTATCTGATAAAATTATTAAAACAGCTATTACTAAAAGTCTACCATATTATCTAGCAGTAATGCATGGATTATATGAAGATGCGCAAGGTAGAGAAGTTATAGTACTTAGTAGAAAACAACAAGATGATTGCAAGTCTTGTATTAAGAATTTAAATAGTAATCCTAAATTAAGATATGCACTATTTGGACAAAATTTCTTTGATTCATGTATAATTTATAATGAAGATGCTTTATTTGTAGATGTGAATGTAACTTTACCTGATGGCAGATCAGTTATTATACCTTTAAAAAGTAAATTAGATAACTATAGAATTGACCCTTCAGAGAAAACTATACATCTTAATGATTTAAAAACTAGTGCTAAGAATGTTGATTATTTTATGGGTAATAATATTCCTGAATTAGATGATAAAGGAAATAGAAATGGTAATATGTATTGGATTGATGGTAGTTTTCAAAAGTATCATTATGCAAGACAATTAGCTTTATATTTAATAGTTTTACAAATGTATTGTAAATCATTAGGATATGATGGGTACTCTTATAAAGTAAATGTAGCAGTAGTACAATCTCTTCCAGATTTTAATACTCGTTTACATAATGTACCACAAAAATTTATTGCTGCTGGAATGACTGAATTAAAAGAATTATTATGTAGAGTAGCATTCCATGAATTAAATGGATATGATGTTGTAATAAATGAAGAAGAATAATGAAAGAACAAATAGAAAAAATTATTATTAATGCATCTTATGATGATAAGAGGACTTTATATTCCTCTTTATTTACTATGGGAAATCAAACCTCAGGTAAATTAGTTAATAAATTAGACTTAATAACATTAATTTGTTTAGTTAGTCAAAAAATGTCTACTGATAGTAAAACTGTTACAACTAAAGATGTAATTGAAAAAATAGTAGGTCATGTATTAAATTATAATAATGCATATGATAATTTCCTAATAGGATTAAGTATTGTATGTGATGATATGATGTTTGGAGTAGATGATATTAGTTCTTTAGGATGTACGTCTTCTGGGGAAATTATTAAACGTATTAAAGAACTATTAGCTGAATGGTTACCTTTTTAAAGTATGAGTGATACTAAAAAAATAACTATTAATAGTTTAGTTGCTAGTGGAGAATTAGAAAATTCAGATGTTGAAAAATACTATTTGGAAAATAATTTTTCTAGTTGGATTTATGAGAAAGGAAATTATTATCCTGCTATTGAAGTAGAAGTAGTTAAGAGAGTAAAGTCTGGAGTTTATAAATTAGGAGTTCTTGGAGATAAAGTTACGTGTATTCCACAAAAACTTATTTCAGATTCTTTATATTTATTACCAGATTCTCAAACTATTACAATTCTTCAAGAATCAAAGAAATTTTGGGAGAGAACTCCTAAATTTGCTGAGTATGGGATGATACATAAAAGAGGAATTCTATTGGAAGGTCCTCCAGGTACAGGTAAAACTGCCACTATTACTTTATTAATAAATGAATTATTAAAGGAAGATGGAATTGTATTTTTAGTAGGTTCTTCACAAGATTTCACAATAATATATGATTTTTATAAAAATATATTAAGAAAAATTGAACCAACTCGCAAAATAATCACTGTCATTGAGGATATTGATAAAATTGCAACAGGACCAATTGAACCTCAATTACTGGATTTTTTGGATGGTAAAATGTCAATAAATCATCATTTAGTTATTGCTACAACAAATGATTCATCTGGATTGTCAGATGCATTATTACGTCCTAGTAGAATAGATATGAGAGTTATTATTGATTTCCCATCTTCAGAATCTAGAACAATATTTTTTGAAAATAAAGGTGTTGAAAAAATTGATATAGAAAAATTTGTAAATAGTACTACAAAATTCTCTATATCTCAATTAAAAGAATTATTTATTGGAACTTATGTTTTAGGTAATAATTTTGATCAAGTTATTGAACAGATTAAAAATCCTTTAACTAAGAAACGATATGACAGTTTTGAACATAACAAACCTGTATTAGGATTTTAATCTAAATAAAAATTAAAAAAATGTTGTGTAATAAAAAGATACTTTTTTTGAAAATATTTACCAAAACATTTGGTGAAATGGAAAAAAAGCAGTATCTTTGTATAACAAAAGGAGATAATAAATACAATTAGATATAAAATATTAATGAATTAATAAGTAAAAATTAAAATTATGAATCAAGTAAAAATTAAAGAAGCAACAGGATTTACCAAAGTAGAAGCATTAGCAACAGAAAAAATCGGATTTGATGTATTAACATTGTCAGGTTCAAATGCTACACAAGCATGGATTAAAGCTGGAAAACCTGCAAATGGTACTAGTGCGTTCAAGGTATTCGCTTCTGAACAATTAAAAAAGAAAACCAAATTTAAAGAAGGTCTAGGAGCTTATGTAATTGTTGAATCAGGTATTGCTGATACTCGTGAACGTCCTTATAAAGTTATTTCTGTTATTACAGATGGTGCTCGTAAATTCAAACGTACTCACCAAATTGTAGAAGCTGAATTAGCTACTAAATTAGTTAAAGTAAATGAAACTGATGCAGAAGGTATTGTAACAGTTAAAGAAGTTTTAACTGCTGAAATTATTTCTTTAGGTTCTGTTGTAGCTACTGCTGATAAAAAATCAGAAGCATTAGACGAAATGAAAGATTGGATTTCTGCTGAAAAACGTGATTATGTAACTATAATTGCTAAAGAAGTAGTAGAAGGAAGTGCAATTGCAGCTTATGGTGTTTATACTCCATCTATCTCTGCAAAAGAAGGAACTTATGTTGCTTTTGGAGTTGAATTGTAAGATTCAATACGGAATCTTCTACCGTTAATAGGAAGCTGAAACTCTATTGGATATTGAGTCGAGTAATGTCGTAAGTCATTTACTGAATACAGTATAAAAGTATAAAAAAATAAAGGTCGGTAGATTAAATTCTATCGGCCTTTTTTCATTAATACACGAATTAACGGGGTACAACCCATAAAAAATTGAAAATGAATAAAGAAGAAAATGTAGAAAAAGTTGGAACAGTTAATACAGTTGAAATTACTAAACCAGATCTTTCTGATATTGATAAAGACACTATTAGAAGAATTTGTAAAAATGAAGAATATACAATTCAAGGTAAATTAGATATTTTAACAGATCATTTCAAAGTAGAATTAGATGTTATAAAAATTTGGCTTGAATCTTTAAATATTGTATTATATCCTACTCAATTCTCAGCAGCTAAACTACATACATTAAAAAAGAAAAAAAGATACATAATTTCAAGTGCTCAAAATGCATCTCCAGTAAATATAAGTTTTTTAAATAATATAAAAGCTTATGCAAAATTTATTGATGCAGAAATTGGAATTATAGTTTCAAGATATAAAAATCCTACTTCAATATGGTGTGAAGGAAGGGATGTCTGGGCTAAAGAAGTTCAAGAATATTTAATTGCAACTAGACAATTTCTACATAATGATTTAGTAGTATTGGCTGATTTAAAAATACAAGCAACTTGTCCTAGTCCAACTAGTGGAATTGAGTTATTTGGAGGACATGCATCTTGTATTGTTGGTAATCCTAAAATAGAAATGCGTTCTGTAGCAGTTTTACCAGGTCAAAAAGAAAAATTTCTTTTTTCAACTGGCAGTGTAACTATGCCTAGTTTTACTGATACTGTTGCAGGTGGTAAAGCAGCTGAAAATCATTCTTATGGATTTATAGTAGTAGAAATTGAAAGTGATGAAGTAGTTCATACTAGAAGTGTATCTGCTAATGAATTTGGAGAATTTAATGATTTAATTTATAGAGTTCAAAATGGAGTAGTTACAAAAGAAGCAGTAGAATGTTTAGTTTGGGGGGACAGTCATTTTGCTCAAAAAGAAGATCGTGTAACTAATGCTTTTCGTAAATTATGCTATGATTTAAAAATTGAAATGTCAGTCTTACATGATGTTTGGGATAGTCAATCTATAAATGTTCATAATATTAAAAACCCAATAGTGCAATTTCAATTAATGAAAGAAGGAAAAGATGATTTAAGGAAAGAATTAGATCAAATGAATACTGAATTGAATTGGTTTAATAACAATATGAAAAAAACTATAGTAGTAGGATCAAATCATGATGATATGCTTGATAGAGCAATGTATCAAACTACTTGGCAAGAACATATTAAAAATGCTGAATTATTTGTAGAAATGTTATCATTAACATTATCTGGTAAAGCTAAAGATGGTATTATACCTTATTATATAAATGATAGATTTAATAAAATCACTGCATTAGGAGTTAATGATTCTTATATTAAAAATAATATAGAATTAGCATTACATGGGCATAAAGGACCTAATGGTTCTAAAGGAAGTATTAAATCATTTGCTCAACTATCATCTAAAACAATTATTGGTCATTCGCACTCACCATCAATTGTTGGAGGATGTTATCAAGTAGGTATTTCATGTTCTAAACAACATGGATATAATAGTGGATTATCTGGCTGGGCATATAATGGAGTAACATTAAATAAACATGGCAAAAGACAATCTATTACATTTAATCAATTTACAATGTCTTATACTACATTATACTAATGAAAACAATAGAAGTAACAATTAAATCTGAAAAGATTTATACAGTTGAAATAGATGAAACAGTAATTAATCAAGATTTTATTGATCATTTCTGTAAATATTTTCATGATGTAAAACAAACTCCAGCAGGTTTATATAATACATCATATGATGATGAAGATATTAAAGAAGAAGATTATCCTTATTTAAACTTTGCAGAGGATATAGCTTATATGCAATCTGAATATGATTCAGATGTAGAAGGATTACCTTTACTACATAATAAATTTTATACTTATAAATTAAAGAATGGAGAAATTCCTCCTATTCAATTTATGGAAGAAAGTGAAGATTTTGAATATGAATTTAATTTAGAAAATTGTAAATTATGATAGTAAAAATAAAAAGCAGATATACAATCCAACTTAATAAATTATTTAATACAGATATTGAATTTGATATTGAGGAATTTATTAAAGATAATGATATAGATATTTATAGTAATTATGAACTAGAGAGTTTTATACAAGATTATATAAATTATCATGTCAATAAAGATTTATTATATGATCCTGAAGATTTAGAAGATACAGATGAATATCCAGAATTAGAATTTTTAAATTTAGATGAATTAGTTAAACAATATAGTTATTTAATTAAAAAAAGAGAATTAAAAATAGTTAATTGTTGTGATGATGCAAAATTTAATGAACAAAATTATTGTCCTGAATGTGGAAAAAAAATAAGTTATTAATATGAAAGAAAATATAAGAGAATTTTTACTTGAAAATTTCGAGTATGAAGAAGATGAATTAGTTGAAGAATTATATTCTATTTTTGAAGATCAGTTAGCTGAAGAATATAATTTAGCATTTGCTGATGGTTCTGCTGAAGGTTATGATGAAGGTTATGATAGAGGTTGTAGTGAAGAATCTGACAGGGCATATGAAAATGGATATAAAAATGGGTACGAAAATGGATATAGTGAAGGTTATGATGAAGGTTTATTATATGCAAATGAAAATAATAATGATTAATAATGGCAAATGAAATAAGTATAGCAGAATTGCTAAGAGGGAAGTCAACCCTTATAAAAAATAAAGAATTTAATGCAACTAAAAATTATGTAGAACCATTTTTAGAAAGAATGACTGCTTTTACAGAAGATTTTAGGATTCAAGTAAAAATGCCTGATCAAATGACCACAAATACAGAGAATACTGATATAACTTTTAATAGAGTTTTAATTCAAGCAGTATTACCTGAGAAATACAGTATTGATTCTCATGATGAAGTTATAGGATTTTTATATGGTATAGATGTAAAGAAACCAGTAGTTAAAATCTATAGAGGATATTTGAATCAAGCCTGTACAAATTTAACAGTATTTAATCCTCAATGGTTAAATGTACAAGATTTAATCCCAGGAGATCCAATTAATTTTAAACCAATTAAGGATTTAATGGAATATACTAATGACTTTGCTATTAATATGGCAAAAATGAAAAGTGAATTCCTTAGTAGGGATATGCGTAAACAATATCTTGGAGAATGGGTTGACTACTCTTTAAGAGAATCACAAGACTATGGTTTTGGTAAAGTAAAAATTGCAGTATCTACTCCAATTGATGCATATAAACAATTATTTATTAATCAAGAGAGTGAATATTTTATTCCAGAAGGTCATGATCCTTCACTATTTGATGTATATAATGCATTTACTCAAATAGTAACTGATGATAAAAAAGATATTATGAATAAGTTTGAAAAGACTATGATTATTAACCGTTTATTAGGAGTTACTAATGATTAAAGAAGAAGTTATTATATTTGGTAAAGAATTCATAGAAATTCTAGATAATGAATCTGATAATTTTGAAATAGTTGAAGATTATAAAAAATTATTAGGAGTTGATCATGACCTTTGGGAATTTGAAGTAATTCTTCAAAGAGCTACTGATGATAAGTTCTTTAGTACAAGTGCTTTTTATAATTATAATTGTAATATGTCTGATTATACTGAAGATGATGAAGAATTTATTTTAATGGAGGTACAACCAAAACAAGTAATGACTACAATCTATGAATAGAGAAATAATTGATAAATCCCAATGGGATAAATATAATTTTGATCAACTTACTTATTTTGAAGATATTTATATAGATGATGATTGTGATGATGATTCAAAATTACTTTTTGAAGTAGTTGACTCTACTATTGATAGTTATGATGAAGGTCATGGTGGTTCTATAACTAGAGAAACAATATTTAAAAGGATTTCAGATAATAAATACTTTTGTATGATTAGTATACATGGTTATGATTATTTTGAAATAGAAGAGATAAAGGAAGTATTTCCAATAACAAAAACAATAGTAGTATATGAATAATTTAGAAAATGTAGAGGAAATAATCCTTACTGAAGAACAACAAGTAGTAATTTTAAAAATTGAAGCTTTAGAAGAATTTCTAGAAATAGATAGTGATGATTTAGAAATTGTAGAGTTAGATGAAGATAGTGATGATGATAATAATTTCAAAGCTACTTATAATGATGAAGATGAATATAATTATTTAATTTATACAGCAACAGAAATGCATAATTTAATTAAATATGAATTATTACCTAATGAAATTTATAATGCAGAACAAGATTTAAAATATAATATGAGAAATTCAAATTATATGCCATCCACTTTTATAGTAGATGAAGATGAACTTGAAGAATATTGTTTGAATAATTATGAAGATATATTAGATACTGAACCAAGAGAAATTTACTATTATAAAGGTGTAGATTATATTTTTTTAAAAAGAAATTAATATGTTATCAAATTATCCACCTGGAGTATCAGAACATACAGAAGATGCACCTTGGAATCAAAATACTCAAGAAGTACTAGTTGAAGCTTGTATTACTAAATTTATTACAATCCCATCTGATATAACAGCAGAAGAATTGAGTGAGGTGTATGATGAAGAAAATGAGAATCTTATTAAAGAATTATTACATGGAGATTATGAAATAGATTATTTATCTATTAATGTATAATTTTTCATTTTAAACATTTAAAATTAATTGTAATACCATTATTCAGTTTTGGTATTACAATTAATTAAAATGATTTTAAATACTACTCACAACTAAAAAATATTATATGAAAGAAATAATTGAGAAAATTATTAATAATACTCAAATGACAATAGGTGAGTTAAATCAATTTATTGTAAATGTTACAGACTTATTTGGACGACAACAACCAACTCCTGTAGATTTACAAAATATAGTTCAACTAATAAGAACCCATCAATTTGATTTATTATATGCAGTAAAATTATCATGTATTAAACTAGATATTCCATTAACTATCTTATATGATAAAAATGGACAAATAATTAAATATTATATAGAAAATGAGAGTAATTAAATTAGTTTATAATAATGAAACAAAAGATAATGTTTTTAGTATATTAGATAAAGTTACATATCCTATTTATTTAGAAACATATAATTTTGATAATTATAAACAACGTAAAAATGCTATTCTTTTAATGACTAGACATGGGGCTAAACAATTACCTATTTTAATATTTGAGAATGAAAATGTGGTCGAATATGCGGCATATTGGCCTGAAAGTAAAAAGGAATTAACACCTGAGTTAATCCAAGAATTTTTAGATATGTAATATCTATAAACATATAATATATAGAGAGTTAACATTTTTTAATACTTGCGAGAATTGAAAAATTGTTGTATCTTTGTATACAATTTAAAAGAATAAATATGATAGAAATTGAAGATTACTTCAAAAACGATGATTTAGCACGAAAAGTGTGGGTTGATAAATATAGATTAAATGACGAAACTTTATCTGAGTTTTTTAATCGTTTAGCATCAGAATTTGCAAGAAAAGATAATTTTATGAATATTAATAAAATATCTCCTGAAAAATATGCGGATTTATCAGATTATGGAAAAAAACGAAATGATCAAGATTTTAAAGAAAAATTATTAGAATTATTTACTGATTTTAAATATATAATTCCTGGTGGTTCTGTACTAGCAGGATTAGGTAGTGGAAAATTAGTATCATTATCTAATTGTTTTGTTACGCCAACAGATGATTCTATTGCTGATATTTTTAATACAGCAAGAGATATGTCGCAGATTTATAAACGTAGAGGTGGTAATGGGACTGATTTATCTCCTATTAGACCTGCAAAAGCTTATGTAAATAATGCAGCAAAAACTACTGGTGGTATTGTACCATTTGCAGAATTATACAGTAAAGTTACTGAAACTATTGGACAAGATGGTAGACGTGGAGCATTAATGCTTTCATTAAGTATTGATCATCCAGATTCTCCAGAATTTATTTTAGCTAAACAAAATTTAACTAAAATTAATGGGGCAAATATATCTGTAAGATTAACAGATACATTTATGAAAGCTGTTGAAGCAAATGAAGATTATATACTAAGGTGGCCAGTTGATTATGAATGTAATGAATTACTTGAATCTGAAATGGAATTTCCTTATAATATTTTAAAAAGTATTAAAGTAGATGGTGTATTAGTTGCATATGCAAAGAAAATTAAAGCAAAAGAATTATGGGATTCTATAATTCAATGTGCTTGGAATACAGCAGAACCTGGTATTTTATTTTGGGATACCATCATTGATAATGATCCTGCAAGTGTATATCCAGAATTTAGAGCAATTAGCACAAATCCTTGTGGAGAGATTCCACTCTCACCTTATGATTCTTGTAGATTAATTGCAGTGAATTTATTCAATTTAGTAGATAATCAATTTGAAGACAATGCTACAATTAATATAGATAAGGCTTATAAAGTATTTTATGAAGCACAAGTAATTGGTGATATTCTTGTTGATTTAGAACTTGAACATGTACAAAGAATAATTGATGCAACAATAGGAGATGAAAAAGTCCTTTGGGAAAAAATTTATGAAGTAGGTCAAAATGGCAGACGTACAGGAGTAGGTATAACTGGTTATGGAGATTTATGTGCTGCATTAGGTGTAGATTATGGAGATGTAGCTATCACTAAACAAATCATGGCTCTCAAAATGAAAGCTGAATCAGATGCAACTATTGATTTAGCAATTATTAATGATCCATTTCCTGTTTATGATAAAGATTTAGAATACCCTTTAGATGGAGATCTTGAGTCGGCAGGTAATCAATTTTATCAATTTTTGAGAACTAATTTTAGACCTCAATATGAAAAAATGAAAAAATATGGCAGGAGAAATATTAGTTGGAGCACAATTGCACCTACTGGTACTATCAGTATTGAAGCAGGTACAACAAGTGGTTGTGAACCATTATTTATGGCATATTACAATCGCAGAAAGAAATGTAATGGAAATGAAACTCCTGATTTTATTGATTTAAGTGGCCAAGGTTATACTAATAATAGAGTTATTCATGGTAGTTTTAAGAAATGGTATATATCAAAAAATCCATTAAGTACTATTGAAGTATTAATGAAAATGCCAGATGCTGAGTTAGATTTCTTAATTGAAAACTCTCCTTGGTATAATAATATGGCTGAAGATATTACTCCAGAAGTGAGAATTCAAACTCAGAGTTTATTACAAAAATATACTACTCATTCTATTAGTTCTACTATTAATTTAGCAAGTGATACTCCTAAGGAAACTATAGATACTCTTTATAGATTAGCATGGAAGTATGATTTAAAAGGGACAACTGTATATCGTGATGGATGTAGAGCTGGTATTTTAACTAAAACTGCAGATGTATCTTCTGACATTCTAGAAGAAAGACCTATTGAATTAGAATGTAAAGTTGAACAATTTAAAAATGAGAAAAAAGATTGGGTTGCATTTATAGGAATTATGAATGATTTACCTTATGAAATATTTACTGGCCCTAAAGATATGGATGTATTTCCAATTCCATCTTTTGTAACTAGTGGACAAATTATTAAAGTACAACAAAATGATGGAACCTCAAGATATGATTTTAGATATATTGATTCTTATGGATATACTAATACATTAGGAGGATTATCTCGTATTTTTGATAAAGAATTTTGGAATTATGCTCGATTTGTATCAGCATTATTAAGACATAAAACTCCTATTGAACAAGTTATTAAAGTTGTTGGTGGATTAATGTTCACTAATAAAGGAATGAATAACTGGAAAAATGGTATTGAAAGATCATTAAAACCATTTGTAAAAGATGGTACACAATCTCATGGAGAAATTTGTACAGAATGTGGAATGGAGACAATTGTTTATCAATCAGGATGCAAGCAATGTCTTAATTGCGGTAATTCGAAATGTGCATAGAAATGGGGAAGAAAAAGTTTTTTGTAGGAGATGAAGTTTGGTTTACTGAATGTGGTGATCTTTATACTGGGTTTATAGTAGGATTTATTGAAGGTTGGGTTAATAAAGGAGAATTCAAATTCAATACAGATAGAGAATGTGTGATTGATACTAATGATGAAGATGGTGAATATAGTTATTGGAGTGAGGAACATCTAGAATCAATAGTAACAGTTCCATTAGATGAAGTATACTATGATAATTAATAAAAAATAAATGATACAAAAATTATTAAATGAAGCAATAATTAGTAAGAGTATGAAAGGAGTAGTTGAGTTCATTGTTATGAATTCAACTACTGCTACGGTTCTTCTACAAGAATTATGCATAGGTATTGAAGAAGATGGTACTAGATTAAGTAGTTATAAACACTATGAAATATTAATTAGTAATACATTAAAAGACAATGAGTTTAGAGTCGGATAAAATAGAATTAAAAATTAATAAATTAAAAACTATTAATATAATAGAGAATAAATGGATTAGTATAAAATTCTGTCCAGTAACTAAAAAATATGTTGAATTAGAAAAAGTACTTGAAATAATACAAAATAATGGAAAAGAAACTGGATTTATACACTCTTAAATATATTGAACTTCATTTCAGTATTCTTAGTGATATGAGTACTAAATGCCAAGGTTATTATAATCTTGTTGAGTTAATTAAGAAATTAGAAAAAGAAAAAATAAACGATGAAAGTAAACGTAATAAATGATGGAGGGAATGCCCTCCCAACATATGCGAAACCCGGAGATTCAGGACAGGATCTCCGTGCTAACTTTACCAATGGCTTAAATTCTGAATATATGTTCGGAGCAGCATTTGATGAAGAAAGAAATACATTATTAGTATTCAGTGGTGGTAGAGTATTAATCCCAACAGGATTATACACTTCATTTCCTCCAGGATATGAACTACAAGTAAGACCAAGAAGTGGTACTGCATTAAAATTTGGGGTAACAGTATTAAATACACCTGGAACGATTGATAGTGATTACCGTGGAGAAATTGGTGTTATACTTATGAATTTAAGTGATGATGTATTTGAAATACAACAAGGAGATAGAATAGCTCAATTAGTTTTAGCTAAAGTATCTTTAATTGAATGGAATGAAGTAATTCATTTAGATAAAACAGACAGAGGTGAAGGTGGCTTTAACTCAACAGGAACAAAATAATGAATACAGAAAAAACAATACAAAAGGTATTTGTAGAATGAAAAATATAAAAGTAAATTTTTATGTAGCAACAGGATGTCAAGGTTCAGAAAGAGAACATATTAAAATTATATCTATACCAGATGATTATGATTGTGATAAAGATCCAGATCAAATAATTCAAGGTGAATATGAAGCTTGGATGTGGGAAAACATTGATTCTTGTTGGACAGTAATAGAATAATAAATTATGAGTGATATAGAATATCATATTGGTAAATTAAAATTATTACCAAGATTAAAATTTGAACCATTAGATGAACAATGTAAACGTATTTATTTAGAAACCCATGATTATCCTACTGAAGAAGTAGAAGATTGGATTGATTATTTAGTATATGAAGATAGTTATGAAACTTATATGGTTCATAACAATGATCTTTATTGGATATTTGATCATTCGGAAGTTAATGATGATGATTGTAGTCTAAATCCATTAGGAAATGATATGTATGAATTTAGAGTGGGTTTTTATAATGGTGGAACTTGCCTTGAAGAATGTATTGGTTGGGAATTAGATAAATTAGAACAAAATAAAAAAATTTAATGGCAATAGTATTTGAAAACTACTTAGTAAGTAGAAATGTTAGAGGTAAAGTACAAATTGTTCATACTATTTGTGAACAAAATACTACCTCATTTGAAATAAAAAGATTTACAAGTCAATTGGCTGGAAAGATAACTCCTCAACCTGTTATTACTATAACTAGTGGTAAAGTAAAAAGAACTCCAATCCAACAAGCTGAATTAGAATATAAATCCATATTAAAAAAATATATGGATAAAGGATATACAAAAATTGAAGATTTAACTGAAATCTCTTTTGAAGATTTATCAGATTCTGAAATTGATGAATTAGTAAATACTGACAAAGAAGATCAAAATGGTGTACCAAAACCCATGCTTGCAGTATCTTCTGAAAAGTGTTCTTCAAATATATTTGAAAAAGAATGGTATTGTTCAAGAAAACTTGATGGAGTTAGATGTTGCCTATTTCTTAAAGATAATGAGATACATAGTGCAAGTCGTGGTGGTGGAGAATATAATATACCAACTACTAAAATTAGAGCTAGTGAAAAATTAATTAAATGGTTTATTGCTAATCCAGATTTAAAATTGGATGGTGAATTATATAATCATGGTACTTCTCTTCAAAAACTGTCTGGTATGGCTAGAGTTAAAGAATGGGAATCTAAATGTGATGTATTAAATTATTGGATTTATGATATATATCATCCAACTTTAAATTTTGTTGATAGATATGAATTATTAATGGAATTACAAGAAATAATGAAAGATGAACCTAAAATTACAGTTATAGATCATTATTTATTATCTGGATATTTAAAAATTAAAAAAACTCATGATCAATTTGTAAGAGAAGGTTATGAAGGTTTAGTAATGCGTAATCCTAATAAACCATATGGTATTGGAAAGCGTTCTAGTGTTCTTATGGTTAAACTAAAAGAACGTATGGAAGAAGAATTTGAAATAATAGGTGTATCAGAAGGACTTCGTGATGAAGATTTCTGTTTCACTTTAAAAACTAAAACAGGGAAGAGTTTTGATGCAAAACCAATGGGAACTAGGGAAGTAAGAGCAGAATATTTAGCAACATGGGAAGACCTAGTTGGTAAAAAAGCATCTGTTACATTTTTTAGTTGGTCAGATGATGGTATTCCAAGTCAACCTGTATTTAAATGCGTTCGTGATTATGAATAGAGATGAAATAACAATTACAATGCCTAAATGGCAATATGATCAAATGTTAGAAGAAAATAAAAGACTAAATATAGAAATAAATAAAAATAAATTTTATACTTATATTTATTTTAAAACTGATAGTTATTCATGTAGATCTATAGATTTATCTCCTTTTAATAGGGAGATAAATTCTACAGAGTCAATACCAGAATCAGTAGAAGCATTAGAATCAAAAATTATTGAATTATTACTTGGTATTAATCAAAGAATATCAATTGATAACAATAATAAAGAAGAATTTAAAACTCAATTAGAAAATAATTTATCCAGAAAATCTGCCTGGAGTAAACTATTTTCTTAAATATAACGTGTAGTACACGTAAAAAATACTTTTTTGTTTATAAAGTAGTGAAGCCTAACCCCGTCGTGATGATGTGGTTAGGCTATTTTTTTTTATTTATATTTTAGTATTTTTTATAGGTTTTATTTTGTACCTTTACAAATTAAATAAATCTAAAAATATGGACTACGATACAACAAATGATA